TTAGCGGGTCGCCAAAACTGAAGAGTCCACGACCGCCTTGTATGTTTGATATCGCTGGGAAACCTTTAGCAGATATGCCTGCCCTTCAACCACGAACCCGTCCAATCCGTGCTCCACGCTGTAGGCATCGAGATCAGCAATGTTATTGATGAAGCCTTTCCCGTTGAAATTCAGGGACGTGTTACACAATACTCCGTACCCAGTGCGACTTTTAAACGCGACAAGCAAATCATAAAGTCTTTTGTTGGTTTTAGAGGTGACGGTCTGGATACGGGCCGTCCCGTTCACATGCGTGACGGCTGCTAGAGCGTTCGTCGTTGCACGATGAGTGAAAAGCATGTGTGGACTTTCGTGTGCGCATCCGAACCATCTCTCAGCATCATCCTGGAGGCATACAGGAGCAATCGGACGGAACTGTTCGCGCTGCTTGATCTCGTTCAGTCGGATTCGAGTACTATCTCGGAACGGGGCAGCCAAGATAGACCTGTTGCCAAGTGCACGTGGGCCGATCTCGTATCGGCCGCTTACCCATCCGAGGATGAGGTCGCTCGCCAGCATATCGGCGATTGCAGCGGAATCGACATTTCGAATGTCATATCTCTCAGCATTGAATGCGCCGAGCGTACCAAACTCCAGCCCGGCATAGACATCCCATTCGATCTTAGGATTGCCAGTAAAGCGGAACTGCGCATCGACGGCCGTGCCTATGGCAGAGCCGGAATCGTTGGCGACCGGAGGCACGAATATCTCCGAAAAAAGACCAGTCCCCATCCATTTCGTGTTCCAGTCGCAATTCAATCCGCATCCACCGGAAATAACCAGTGGAAACTTCTTTTTCAAGTGGTTTTTCGCGAACCGATAGAAGATATCGAATATTGCATCGCTATAAATTCCTGCAAAGTTTCTAAACTCATGGTCTTCCAGGCCTACATTGAAGTGAGGCGCGCTTTCAATGCCCTCGTAAGAGTCGAGTGCTTGGTACGGGCCACTTAATAGAAAGTTAAGCAACTTCTTCTCTTCAGCGGAAGGCGTGCTCCGATTCGAATATGACGCCAGCGCCATGAGTTTCCCCGCATCTGAGTTCCGGGGATACGCTCCATTTTTTGGAAAGGTCGGATCGGCTAGGCCATAGAGCAGACCGTATCGATTACCCGGCTGACCTAGAACGTCGGCAACCAGTGTGATGTTCAGTTCTGAATCAATCTCGTAAAAGGCACCTATGCCCCCCTCCCACACTAAGGCATAGCAAGGGGTTCCTTTTGGGAAAGCAGACATGCCAAAGGCGCAAAGTAAGTGTGCACGTTCGTGTGAGGATGAAAAGTACTTCACATCTCGTTTTAGGAAACGTCTTTGGCTTATGATGATATCGCTATCGGATACACCACGATATCCGACATTCGTTTTCGATCCATAAAGATACTCATTATGATCACGAGGCCACCACCCCCCAGCACAAATGACGTCCGGGATGTCTTCTAGCTCACCGATCGCATCCAAAACATCCGGAATAGCAAGTGATGAATACCGATAGTTCGAGTTTTTTTCCGCTTCGATAGACATTATCAAATGTCCATCTTGAAGCAGTGCAATGGCGCCATCGTGGCCCGGGTTATACGAGAGAATTTTCACGCGGTGGCAATCCCATCATCCATAAACACTACTTGCATGGTGGCGCTCCCTCTCAGTTGGGGTAAGCGCTCCACGCCCCCTTTATGCAGCTTCGTAGGACCGTACCACAACTTTAGTTATGCCAACTCGCTTAACATCGTGCTGTTATCTCAAAGCTTTCTCGACCCGCGCGGATCCAACGAAATTATATTTGACGCAGGCAGCTGTCGCTCAAGCTCAGCGATACGGTCATACAGCTCAACGATTTTTGCATCTGCTTCGCTCAATAAGCTTGCGAGTTGGTCGCGCTGCTGGGCAACTTGCTCAATTCGATCACGCAGGGCGCGGCTTTTCTGCCGGGCGAGAAGATTTACCTTGTTCAACGAAGGGGGTCGCTCCTCCGCATGTTGCTCCACGTAGGTTTTTATCTCTGCGATGAGACTCGGGAAACGAGATTTCTTAAGCGCCGACGGATCGCTCCCGGCCTCTTTGGCCACGTTGTTCTGAGTGACCGGTGTCCCCTTTGGTAGAAGCTGTGGCCTATCAAGTTTCAGGCGCTCGAAAGCATCACGATATTGATCAGCCGCGCTGCGGCGAGCAGGGAGCTCAACTTCCATTTGCGTTCCCTACGACACGACGGAAGCTCTCTACGCTTCGCTGTTGAGCCATCAACGATTCCATTAGCGGACTCCCATCCTGAGCAGTAGCAAGCCGCTCTTTGAGTACATGTTCAAGATCATCTACCGCGCTCAATCGTTCTGAGTCATACAGCACATCAGGGCAAGGTTTTGCATCCACTGAATCACCGCCCGCGCAATGGGCAATGTTGTCAATTCCGCCGTACGGACAGGGCTCGCGACTCGAACAAACGCCAAGAATGATCGGGCGACATGCGACCGCGCCTTTCTTTGCCAAACCAATCATCTTCTTCGCATCCTCTGGCGAAATCAGCCGAACGATCTCAGCCTTTCGTTTGTCTCCATGGGGACTGACAAAACGCTCACTCGTAAGCTGCTGCAACTCTCTTCCAAGCGTCTCGTACATTGTGCGAACGTACAGGGTGTGAGCCTTCTCCTCCAGACGCAACCGCGAGTGATTTTGACCGTAGTAAAGGCTCATCGATCGAGTGACGTGCTTGAGCTGGTACTGAAGCGAAGCATCACTTACGAGCCCGGAAGCTTGCATGTTTACTGCCCCAGTTCTACGCAACTGATGCCACGCCAACGGCCATACAGCGCCCACTTGATACTCCTCCGGCAGTGTAGGGGTAGCTAGCCGGGCCAATTTCAAATCCTCAGTCGTGATACGCAAACGTTCTAAGTCAAAGAGTTTCCCGTGCCCCAAAAGGTCGGAATATGGCCGAATGTTCGGTCTAAGTGAGTGATTACCTTTATTGCGCAATGAACTCCAGGGCTCGTAAGAAAAATCGGTCAAGTAACGCCCGGCGAGATCTCCCGCAGCTTTGTGAGGTGCGTACAGTGAGCGAAATAGAGAAATGACCTCCATCGCCTTCACGGCGACCGCCACAGATGGGGATGTGACCCAAAGGGCGTCGCTATCAGAGAGCGTTTTTGTCGTCTGCCCGTGTAACAAAAAAATGTCGCCGAAGCTCTTGTCGTGCTCGACGTCAAGGCACCCGGCTCGAAGATTCCATGCTTCCTCGACCCGCATGAGACTGAAGTTAAGGATGTAAGCTAATCCCGCGCCGTTGACCAGTTTCAGATAGCTAGTCAGCGCTCTTACTTGTAAGTCGCCACTGCGACCCACCCAACGTTCAAGCAGCTCAAAGATGCCGAAGCGTTTCGCGGTATCTGCAAATGCGCCGAGAAAACGAAGCCCCGTTTTAGCGCCTGATAACTGCATATGATGGCCGCAAAAAGGCGGTGCGTTTACGCACGCCGTTCTCTCCGAAACTCTCTGGTTATGTTCGTAAGCCGCGAAGCAGAACCGGTAACAAGCTTCAATCTGTTCTCGATGGGATAGGAAGTCATCAAGGCACTCTCGCAGCCTAGTAACTTGATAGCGCCAAATACGTGTTGGAATGTAAGGTGTTTGAGCTGTGTGGTGAGTTGGAAAAAGCGCAGCCAGGCGGGTTAGTGAGCCTGAATCCAACAACGTAAACCCTACAGCACCCCTGGACGCGTAAAGCTCATGCATTAACGTCAGAAACTCGGTTTTTCTTGAGGTATGAAGAAAGGCAGGGATCCGTTCGCATACGCGTGGAAAGTGACGTAATTCGCTGGCAAGTATTCCTGCCTCCTCGCAAAGAACAAACAGCCGCCGCATCTGATCGAAACGCGTTTTAAGGGATCTGTAGCCACGAGCGCCGTACGGCCCGTATAGCCACCAGCCAGTGATGATTCGAAGTAAATTTGCGTTCTTTGAGCTAATTGACGTCGCTGTTTTTTTAACTGACCCATCACCAAAATTCAGCGTCAGTGCCTTCTTGGCCCATGGATCAAGCCTCCAAATTGGATCGCCCCAACGGCTTATTACTTTGCCCTGTGCATCAATTACGACCGGCCAATCAGGTGGTGGAGGCCAGCTCTCTGGACGGTAATTCGATGCCCCAGGAACGGCGAGAGGCGACTCGATAGAAAGCCCTAACGTCGTGAGCATATTCATAGGGAAGCCCCCCCTGAAACTTCCGCAAGCCGAATAAATCCGTCCCAAGCTGGGTGATAGTCCTCCTCAGCTATGCGTGCCAGTGCCTCATCCACCCAAAGCCGACGCACCTCGCTACTCTCTTGAAAGAACCGTAACTTCGCACTCAGACGCTCGACCGCAAGCATCGCAGGATGGTCAGCCTCGTCAGATCTATCCGTGCAAGCTGGACGATATCTAACTAGCTCCAAGCTCTTTAGCACTCGCAAACTACTCAGAGACCAGACGTGATCCTCGCTTTCAATATCCCGATGATTGACGCAGAAAAGGCAACCCGCAGCGTTGATACAATCGGGATCAGGAGCATTAGTCGGAGCATCCACGACCGATTCTGGTATCGGCGCCACACAAGTACCTGGAGCAGGTGAGCAAACGACGGGATCTGCTTGCCGGTGAAATCGAGTGATTTCAATCATCGCAATTTGCGGATTGGGCTCGGCGTACACACGAATCAAAGTTTCAGCGGTATGCTGTGCGATTTCCGCCACCAGTTCGGGGCGTTGCGACTCACGTAACAGCCAATTAATACGCGCACCCCGGAGCTTACGAGGTCGAACGAATCGAACACTGGAATCGGTGCAGACGCGCGCAATAGCCGTGAACTGAGGAGCTTCTAAAACGAGACGTCCCCCAGAGCGGACGAGAGGGAAAAGAAGTCCCTCTAGATCGTCAGGAAACCACGTGTTACGCCACTCAATGTAGCGTTCGAACCACTGCTTGTAGCTTGAGAAAACGTCAAACAGCACTTCACCCTGACGGCGATTTTTGTAAGACCTCACTTGGTAGCCATCAAAATGACTCGTGTAATGGTATTGGTCGATCCGAAGCTGATGCGCCTGCGACAAATTCATGCCGGTTTGTGCGATGAACATTAGCAGCTCGGCTTCGATTCGTAGATTCACTGCCGGGTATCGAGTCTCGATTGAAACGTCAGCGCTCCGAATTTCGCGGTTTCTAAGGATAGCCGCAATCTGGAATTTGGTTTGAGGTCGAATCCGTCGTGACGCTTCCTTCTCTGTATCGCGCAGGCCGCACCAGATAGGTATCGTCGAACCCGACCGCAACTCCACGTGGATGGGAAGTGGCCCCGCCACAGCTTCATAGGTAAGGGACGTACAGACGTCGGCAATGAACTGCCCGAATGAAAAGCTCTCTTCTAAACTTTGCTTATCAGCGCCCCCATTATTGGCCTTTCCGTTGCATCTAGGCTTGCGGATTCGGGTGCTGTACAGAAGCGTCGAGCTTCGGCCTAGAACTCGGTCGAGCATCGTCGCTGTTAAACTTGCCGCGTCGTATAATGATCCGGCAGTTAGATATCTTTCCACGCGATGACGCTGTAGAAGATGTTCAGCCCACCCCAAGTATTCCTCCGCGACCGTATCAATGCTCAACGGACGCTCGCACTGATCCACCCACTGAAAAAACTTCCTCAACGCACCAATCTTGTTATTTGCCGAAAAGCGGCTCCTCCCGCCGACAAGGTCGTCGGTCAAACAGTCATGGAGCCCCTTCACAAGCTCTACCCGCTCCAGCAAAGGATCACCCAAAGCACCTGATGTGATTTCACTGCGTACAGTCTTCACTTTTGCCTTAGCACCACCGCTGTATAAAAGTGGTGCCAGATCCCAGGGCGTCTCATTTTTCGCGTACTCAAGTATTGGAAACGTTAGGTCTGAAAACGTCAGATTATTCATTGCTTGCTCCCTGCATCGAAGCAATCCCTGTAAACGCAGTCATGAAGCTGTTCGCAATGGCCTGCTTGGCGGGTGCGGCTTGCACAAATTTGATGTATTTGAAGGTGGTAGCCTCCGAATTTCGACCGTGAAGCAATGCATTGCTGACAGTCGCAATCACTATCGCCACATCAGTGCAATTTGCTAAAGCGAGCCTAGCTAACTCAGTTCCAAAGGTGCATCGGGATTGGTGGAAGCGAAACTTCCTGAGCGCTTTGATGCCCGACGCGATGCCTAATTTTCTAAGCGATGACATCTCAACGTTTATGGCCGAAGACTGATCACTGTTGCGACGTCCGAAAGGGTTTCCGAAACGTGTCAAGAACACTAAGTCTTGATGCTCGCCAGCAGCAGATGCCTCGCGAGTCAACCTGCGAAGACCCTTGGCGTACTCCAAGAGTTCTGAACACAAAGCTTCGGGAATCCATACCTGGCCAGTTACTGCAAATTTGGTATGCACGGGCGGGGACGCACCTGGCCCTACGGATATCAGAAGCAGACCTTTAGCAGACGGATCATGTAGGGCACGCTCCAACGTGTCGATACGAAGGTCACAGATCGTTCCCAGTCGCATACCCGTGAAGAAACCTAAAGCCAACATCAGGTAAAGCTCGGGTGAGGCGCTCTGTTTTGCGAAATCAAGAATGGTGTCTCTATCAACCGCAGACACAGGAAGTAGGCCTCCTTCCAAAGTGACCCCAATGCGTTTTCGGTTTGGAATACCCAAATCGGTGGTGGTGCCAGCTAACGTTCGCTCGAAGCCGACCTGGTCAAAGTATTTGATGAAATAGCGCTTGTCTTTCCACAGCAGCAATAGCGGGTTTAGAAGGCCACGCCTCCTAACCCACCTGTAGAAACTGATGCAGTTACGCATGTACTCGGAAGCCGTGGCAGGACTGATATGACCAGCGTCACGAGCCTTGATAAGCGCCCCACGGTACTGGACAAGACATCGGTCAGCCTTTCGAGTCGGAAACTCAAACCACTGAAGCCTGCGACTCTCCAAAAACTTCGCGTAGTTCAACAGCCCGTTCAGGTTGCTAGAAACGGTCTTAAGGAGTGCCTCACCATTAGTGACTCTCTCCATAGCCCAGAGATTGGCTTCTCTCCATGGCAAGCCGTCTTCCCAGAATATTTGTGGCAATCCTTCGATCACTACACGGGAGCTATTCAGCGAGTAGGTAATCAGGCGGCCTTTGACAGAAAGGTCATACGGACTGAAGTGAATGTGTTCGACGGTAGGCAAGTGGAATCTCTGTAAGAGCAAGCGTCAATGTCCATGGGGACACGATCTACGTTTAGGTGTCCACAGTATGCAACTTATTCTTATCGATGCTGTAGATCTCGACCGCCGGGACCATGCTCTCGATCACCGTCATAACCCGCTCGCTCATATCCCCATACAGGGCGTAATTTGAGGAAAACGGGACGATGCCGTGCTGCTTGAGCTTGTGCTTGATCTGGAAATAGGGTTCGCCCATTTTGACGAAAGGCTTCGCGTCGTAGCTGCGGGCAATGACACAGCCATCGTTATTGCTAAGAACCACGATGGGCACCTTGGCCAGGTCCGGACGGAAGACGCGCTCGCAGCTCGCATAGAAGCTGTTGCAATCGATAAGGGCGAAGACTGGTTCCAGCTTAGACATGGCTGCGCACGGTGTTGGTGATCACCCCCCAGATTGAAAGCTCGTCGCCTTCCAGGATGTAACGCACCGGATACTTCGGGTTTTCCGATAACAGGATGACCTCTTTCCCACGCTTGCACAGGCGCTTACAGATAGGGTCATTGTTCAACAGAGCCACCACGATATGCCCGTGGGCTGGCTCAATAGAGCGATCAACGACCGCCAGATCACCCTCAAAGATACCCGCCCCCTGCATGCTCTCGCCGGTGATAGCGATCAGGTAAACGTGGGGAGCCCTGATATTTAGAACCTCATCCAATGAGATGTGCTGCTCGATGTGGTCGGCTGCCGGCGATGGGAATCCAGCCGGTACCCGGAACGAGCAGAAAGGCAGCTTCGTGCCGCCTTCGGATATTGGACCTAGAATTGTAAAGCTCATGGCGAAGCCTTTTACATGAACTGTATGGATGTACAGTTAATGTTATAGGCAGCTTGCGGTCAATTTTCTGTAGGAAATTTCGACAGGCGGAGAGGTGCGTATGTGCGGGAGGATTTCGCAGTTCAGCGACATTCGAGAGTATGTAGCCACGCTGGGCATGAAAGGCGCCCTGGTGAATTCCGTGGGTGACGCACCACTTGAGCGCTACAACGTGGCACCCACAACCCAAGTCGCCCTGCTCCACCTCCAGGATGAAACCTTGCACGCCGACCTGGTGCGCTGGGGATGGCGGCCGCACTGGGCCAAGGATAGAGCAGCCCCGATCAATGCCCGCGTGGAGAAAGTGGCCCACGGGCCATTCTTCAGGGCGATCTGGCCGCACCGGGCAATCACGCCCGTGGATAACTGGTTTGAGTGGGTCGATGAAGGCGGGCCGAAGAAACAGCCCTATCTGATCCGGCGGCGGGATGGTGCGCCGGTGCTGTGCGCGGCCATAGGCCAACTGCCCGACGCAGATGAAGGCCTGGGCGAGCATGACGGCTTCGTGATCATCACCGCCGACAGCGCCGGCGGCATGGTGGACATTCACGACCGGCGGCCCGTGGTGCTGACGCCCGAACTGGCCAGGGAATGGCTGGACCCGACCACGCCCAAGGAGCGTGCCGAGCAGATGGTGTTGCACCAGGGCGAGCCCGCAGAAATCTTCGAATGGTTTAGAGTGAGCATGGCGGTAGGGAACATTCGAAATCAAGCTGCTAACATAATCAAAGTAGCGCTCTAATGAGGAACCATATAGGGTAAAATATGTTGAGCGCATCACAACTCAAAATAAGCACAGCATTTAACTTCAAAAGAATCATAAAATGTCCAAACTCGAAGATATATACATACTGGCACTGCAATACGCAGAAAACAAAGAGTCTTTCAACCTGAGAGAGCTGGCCACCACACTTAATTTAACGCCGAACCAAGAAACTATATTAGCATTGCAAATAGACAGAAAAGAAATTTTTCTCCACAACCAAGTTTTATATTTTACACACAGACAACGAGACACCATAGAACTATTCTTTACAGTTGCAGACAAGTTTAGACTGCTTAGCCATGCCGAGCTAGAGGAAGCTCGACTATCGGCAAACTCCGCATCTAAATACGCGACTTACGCCCTGATAATTTCAATAGCAGCCGCAATAATTAGCTCAGCTCTTTCCCTGATACAAATCAATTCAGACATTTCACTACCAGAGCACACAACAAAAACACTTGAGAATATAAACCAGTCCCTATCCCCCATAAACCAAAACATAAACAAAATCATCGAGCAAACAGAAACACCCACAAAAATTCAGCAATACTTCATCATTCAAAACGCACTACCCTACTTCCCCACACAAGCTATCAAGGCAAGTAAAAACCCGTAATCAAAATTTTATTTTTTAGAGCCACAGTAATTCTATTTAAAAATAGCCCTGACATACGCCTGGCACGCCCGCAACGCGATCAATCCTTGGTCGCCGGCATCGGTGATGGCGACAATTCGTTGAGCATGCGCTGGGTTAAGTTGGGCTCGACGGGCTGCATGAACCACGCCGACGGCGCCGGAGGTGGCAGGCACGTTGCAGCCACCGGCTGAATCCGTGGCGTCGAGAAGGACTGACAGCCGCACATCAGCAGTAGCAAGGCGGTCGCGCAGCAGAGCCTGGTTGCGTTTAGCATCGGAAAGTTCTCGGGTGTGTTGTTGATCGGATGTAGCCAACGTCCTCTCCAGGGCCAGGCGCCTGCCCTGCTCGGCGCTCACCTGCTTGGCGGCGGTCGCGCTTACGGCAGCCAGTTCGCCCTGGTGCAGGCCGGCCTGCTCGGCCAGCTTCTTGCCCATGCGCCATTCCTGCACCTGCCAGGTGAAGCCGGCGGCGCTGGCCATCAGCACCAAGATCAGCACCGCCAGCCCGGCCAGCTTCTGCACGGGTGTCATCACGGCACATCCTTGAAAAAGACGTGATGCCCGATGCGCAGCGTCTCCTTGGCCTTCGCCGCCCAGGCTGGGGCCTTAGGCATCGTGGTTGCGTAGTAATGCGTGGCCCCGCCGGTTGGATCCGGTACCGCGCCGGCCATCACCTGGTCAGCAGCACGCTGGGCCTGGGCGAGCTGCGCGGCCGGGATCGGCTTCGCACCGCTGAGGTAGGCGTAGTTAGGGTCGTTCTGGTTCCAGCAGCTGAACTGCCATGGCTTCAGGCACACGCCGGCGTAGCCCTCGCCCCACCAGGACTTGGCCTTGCCGTCGAACACACGGTTGCGGATGGTCCAGGCCACTGCGATCTGGCCGCCCAGCCCTTCCCCGCGGGACTCGGCCCACAACGTGCGCGCCAGGATGTCCCGATCTCTATCGGAAGCTGTCATAACTTTTCTCCAGGCAAAAATAAACCCGCTCGATGGCGGGTGCTAGCGTCCGTAGATTTATCAGATGGGCCGAACAGGCCTGAGGGTTTGGTCGGGGTATCCGGCGGCCCCCTCCTTCCAGGCGCGCACCTGGATGCGGTAGTCGCGCCACGCCCGGTCAGTGCCGGGGAGCGCAATTGGATCGCCGTCTTCAAGTGCAAGCAACTGCCCTGCGATACTTTCCATTTCAGCCCGCTGCCATTGCTCCTCGGTCGCGACCTGAATCGCGGCCTGTTCGGCAGCAAGCGCCGCGTCGGACATCGCCTTAGTAACCAGCCTTTCCCAATCAATGTTACTCATCTTGACTCACCTCTAGCGTTGCAATTGGAGCCAGTGGCTTTGGAAGGTTGACCACCCCGTTTGCCTTGATTGAAACGGGGCTCGGGAAGGCTTGCTCTGGGCTGTAATTCACTGGATTCGGGAGGTTGATGTGAAAGATCAACTCTCCACCGATCCTTGTGACTTCCCGGGTAAAAAATTCGCTGCTGATCGCGTCGACGGGGAGCGTGTCACCCTCTCCAATCCGGGAAAAATCAAACGGCTCGCCGTTGACGACCAACGCGTCTCCCCGCTTTTCCAGTTCCAGCGAGAGATCGTTGCGTACCCCATATAGATTTATGATCATTACTTCCACACCCCTATAACCATGTATCGAACATCAAAGAACTGGGCAGTCCCACCGTTCCGGATTGCTACGGTGCCGCTGATGTGCCTGTTAGCGGTGTATGCAGACATATCGTACATTCCGTAGTGATCAGCCGAGGAAAGCCCATATGCAACACCGGAAACGGACGGGAAGGTCCCGGCAAGAAACTGATGCGGATAGGTCAATACCGTTGTCATGGCATAAGTGTTTGCAGCAATTGTCGGGGATCGCTGCAGGCCAAAACCAATAAGAAGGCCACCCGCAAACTTTACATAGGTGCCATATGTATTTGAGCCTCTTTCGATAATGGCGCCGGCCGTTGCAATGCCCTCTACATCAGCTACAGCGCCCGTCTTTAGCTCCAGGCCGGCTCGAGCCAGCGCAGCTGTTGCGCCACCAGTACCACCCTTGTTAACCGGGACGACGTTCTCGGTCGAGACCGTACCAAGCCCTGCCAGCGTAGAGCCCCACTGCTGAATGATCGCCCCGGCAGCAATCGCCAGATCACGCTGATAGCCTTGCACAGGCATCAGCGCATAGTTTGCGTTCGACACCGTCGCACTGCGGTAAGCAGGACTGATCGAAAGCGTGGTCGGGCTCGGGGCATTGATGACCTCGTACCACTGGCCATCCGGGCCGATGAACGCATCCCCGGTAAGCGTGTTTGCTGCGAAGTTCGTACCCACGCCGGTGACGTTGGTTTGACCAGCGACAACGTTCACCTTCCCCTCTTTGTACCAACCCATAATAATCTCCAGGCAAAAATAAACCCGCTCATGGCGGGTGCGTGTTCTTTCATCGGTTGTCAGTTAAATGGAAATGGCAATCCTGCTGTTTTAATAACTAGTGCCGATGGGAATCTATCAGTAGGCATGAGGTGGAAGGAACTCTCTCCCGTTGTACTCTGGGCCGGCCACGCATCCTGTGTTGTTCTTCCTGGCGGGGCAAAGACGAACGATATGCCACCAACAATACCAAACGCCCCCTCAGCTACACCGTATATATCTGTCCCTCCGCCAGAGTAGGCCTTGGGGTCGATGATTCCGCACGATCTGTTCCAAGGAAGGAATGCCGCGTACTCAACACCCCCATCAAGTGGAATGTCTACTAAGCTGTGAACGCTGGCCACGCCTGATGTCGTTTGATGGGAAATCCTTTGATTGCGCCCACCGATGTAAGCGGTGACTGGTCGACCAAATCTATCTAGCGGACCTGGTTGCGGCGCTGCTATTGCCCCCACAATATTGAGCGGGATCTGATTAGAGTTAAATGAAATCCCACCAGACTGCTCCTCGCGAGTCTTCAGCTTGGGCCCCAAAATAGAATCATCACGCATAAGATCAAAACAATAGAACTTAGTTGAAGTGCTAGCGCCCGCAAACAAATAGGTCTTTGTGCTTCCGCTCACCTTCACCCCTGTAGCCACACCTGGGCCAACCAAAAAAACTATAGGAGATAGCGGGCTATCAATTGAAAACCCGAACTGGTCGTCACCCGGAACCCCTTGCTCGACCCAGCTACTGCCAATATTCGGATCAACGTTTACTCCACGCAATCTTAACCGACGCCAATTCTCAACGTATGACAGATATCCACTTTTGACCAAACCATAACTTATGTTGTTTGTGTCATAAAGAAGACTGGAATCACTTAGTCTAACAACAAGTCCTGCCATATCTAATAGTACCCGTAAGAGATACGGCAATTGGCGGAGAAAAAACCCCAGCCAGCCGTGTTGTATGAATAGGCCCAAGACAGGGTGGTTCCATCAAGGGTGACGCCGGGCCTCTTCCCTTTTTCCACCTGCAAATCAACCAGCGGACAAACGGAAAAAAACAAGTGCCGACCTGGCGGTGCAGTCGGGATCTGAATAGATCCATTCTGCCCGCCAGTCTCAACGCTGCCAGTCTCCTGACTGATAAAGCTTGTCATATCAACCTTAATGAGGCCCGTGTCTTTGTCCCTTATTACTAATCCCACCATGTCAAAGACTCAGGTCGATGCCATCAACACCATTGGCATAGGTGAATTTAAGTCCGTCACTATTCAGCAGCGAAGAGTTCCCGTTTTTGCTCCCACGGAAAACGAACTTGCCTGTTTCCATATTCAGCTCGATTAGCGGCTGCCCATTGGCATCGACAGCAGCAGATCGCAGCGTCATGCCCAGGATGATCTCCTGGATAAATGCCTTGTTGATCACTGCCTGGTTGATGAACACCTGGCCACCGCTCACAACGAACGGTGTAATCAACTGCCCGCTGACCTCGTCGACAATGGCGAAGCGCTGTGCAAACGCCAGAATCTCCGACGTTTCCCCATCACTGCCCAGAGCCAGGCCGGCCATAACCTTTTTGCCATTGGCAATGGTCTGAGCCTTGATCGTCGTCTGGGCAGATACCTTGCCGTCGAGATTGACTACCGTCTGGCTGACCTGCTGAACCGATGCATTGGTTTGCCCGATGCTCGATTGCAGCGTTTCTGTTGTCCTACCCAAGGCCTCATTTGCAGACGCCTGCACCTTCTTCTCAGCGAAGAAGGTAGCCGTGGAATCCCAAGACTTAACGACGCCGGCCAAATCGGCAGCCCCATCATCACCGCGCACCGCCGCCCGCAGCGATTCGTTACTGGCCGCCAACGAGGTGACCCTGCCATCAACCTCAGCGACCTTTGTGTCGAGGCCAGTGATAGCCACGGCATTACCGGCCACCTTTTCATCGGTCAGCGCCAGATCGCTCTTCAGTTGGTTTACTTGAGTGGCTGCCGTCTCCCTGTTGGTCGCCACCACCTGCTCCAGAACGGTCAGCCCTGACTTGTTCGCCCCCACTTGCGCGTTCATCGTCAGCAGCTGCTGCGCCACGGACTCGTTTTCTGTTGCCCTGGTGCGTTTCTCAAGCGCCAGATCAGCGGTTGCCTGCCAGCCTTTGAGCGCGTTCGCCAGGTCGCCAGCACCATCATCGTCGCGAGCAGCTGAACGCAACGCCTCAATCGAGGACGCGGTGGCCACGATCTTTCCGTCGATCTCTTCGATCTTCGTGCTGACAAGGGCAATCTGCTGAGTGAGTGCGTTCGTGGTTTCGAGGATCGTCCCGATATCTTTCCAGTAGGTGGCGTTCGGCGGGGTTACGCCTGCCGGCACCGCCTGCATAGCCTGGTAGATATGCCCCTCTTCCTGGACAAACGCGGCAACCGGATAAGGCTTGCCGGGATCGTAAGGCGCTGCACCCGTGATCTGCCCCAGCAGCCCCTCCAGCTCTGCCTTGGCCTCCTTCAACCGTTCGTTGACCGAATCAGGGCCATCCCCCGAAATCAGGTCGATCTCTTCGCGCAAGTCCTGGTATAGGGCTCCCTTGCCGATCTTGTCGGCAAAGTACTTCTCATAGTCGCTCTGGGCCGAACTGGCCTGGCCATTGACCGCGCCCGGGATCGGGAAGAGCGGCCCGACGTTGCCAGTCCGGTCCACCAGGCGCGCCCAAAAGAACAGGCTCGCCCCCGCCAGCAGGCTGTGCATTTCATGCTTGGCCTGCGGGTAGCTGAAGTCGCTCAGCTTGATCGCAGTCGTCAGGTCCGGCGACTCGCTGTACCAGATCTCCGTACGCTGGGTGTCCTCTGCACCTGGTGGAAAACCCCACTGGATGCCGATGCCATAGACCAAGCTGGTGATGGTCAGGAACGCCACCGCCGGCGGCAGGCCGGCCTTGCCTTCCAGGCTGGTCAGATTGGAGCTCTTCCAGATCGAGGAGATCTCGAAGGCACTCACCGACCGCACCCGGGCCAGATAGGCGCCCGAATAGATGCCCGTAACGTCCACACTGGTCGAACCAGTGCGCTGCAGCTTGATCCAGTTGCCGCTGTCCTTGCGCCACTCCACGTCATAGGCGACCGCACCAGCAACAGCGGGCCAGGAGATGTTCATGGTGCTGATGGCCAGGCCCTGGTCGACGGAGTAACTCGACGTGATATCGACGCTCGCCGGCGCTGGAACCACTGTGATCGGCACAACGCTGATTGGGCGTTCTTCCAGGCGCGCGCCAGTGTCGATGTGCGCGAATTTACTCGGGTCGTACTGCACGGCCGAGATTTCAAAGACGCCAGGCTCCGGCCGGGCCACGCTGACCACTCGGTACAGTGGGATGGCCAGATCATCGGCATCCAGCGCCCACACCAACTCAGGTTCCGGCACCACGGAGTAAGCAACGGTCACGGTGACCTGCCGACCGCTGACCAGCTGTACGGTACGCCCCTCGCACTTGCCGTCTGGCAGGTTGAGGATCAGCCGGTCACCGGGCTTGGCCTGGGTGTCGCGGTCCAACTTGATGACCTTGCCGTTCACTGCCGAGATACGCCCGCCCACCGGCCGACCGGCCAGCAGTTCGTCCGCGATCGGGATCACGTAGCCAGGCAGCGGAATGCGCCCGTCGAGGCCGACCTTGAAGGTGACCGCCCGATCCTTGGAGTTTGTGAGCAGCGCCCACTTCCCGCGGCGCTGAGCCTCGGATTCACGGGTGCAGCCGATTGCACTGATTTCGAGAGGGTTGTCACCGTAACGCCGCTGCAGCTTCTGGTCGGTCACCGCCGTGACGTCGGTGTCGTAGTTGTTCAGCGGGTTGTCGTAGCTGACCAGGGCCCTGGTGTAGCGGGTCCGCTCCGATGCGCTGGAGTAGGTGAACTTGCCGTCAATGACGTTTGCCCGGGTATAGGCAAAGTCGAAGTCAGTAGCGCGCGGCATATCCGCCAGGGTGAACACCTGGCCCTGGGCCCAGTAGGTCATGCCTCGATAGATCGCCGAGATGTCGCGCAGCAGTGACCAGGCATCAGCCTTGCTCTGCAGGTTTAGGTTGCAGATGAAACGCGGCTCCATACCGCCCTTCCCATCCGGCACCAACTGGTCGCAGTACTGCGAGATGCGGTAGAGCTCCCACTTATCCACCATCCACGGCTTTATGCGGCGGCCCAAGCCGAAGCGGTCAACCGTAGTAATGCCATAAGTGGCCCAGGTCGGATTATTGGTGTATGCCTCTTTGAGCGTCCCGTCCCAGATGCCACTGTAAGTGCGCGATACGGGATCATAGTTGCTCGGCACCTGCCATTTGCGAGCCTTACAGCCAACGGTGACGGCCGGAATGCTGCGGAACTGCTCGGCCGAGAACTCGATGTAGAGCAGCGCGGTATTGGGATAACGGATCTTGGCGTCAATAACCTCGGTGAAACCCGCTATCTGCATGATGTCGGAGAACTTGCCCGGACTGTTCTGGTTGACGGTCAGTCGCGTTATCCGCATCAGCCAGCCGCTGGTTGCCTTGGGCAAATCGATACGTCGGGTTCGCTCGTAAAGATTGGTTGTCTTGCCGTCGACTACCTCACTCAGGACTTCCTGATAGGCCCCGCCATCGGTTGCCAGTTCGACCTTGTACTGGATCCGGTAACCATTGATATTGTTGTTCGCGTCCACGGACTGGAGCGCCGGCCAGGCGAAGCGTACTCGCACAGCAGAAAGCTGGGTGTTACTGATCGCCCGGACCCACGGTGTTCCACTGCGCAGTTCGGTGCTGATCGTGGTTTCGTTCTCGATCGAGGGGATGCCCTGGATATAGGTCTGATCCACCACCCCGGTGCGCCACTCCCACTTTACGTTCGGGAAGTTCATGTTGCCCTGGGGGTCTTGCAGCGGAGTGTTGTCGAGGTAGATGTCCCGCGCAGTAGGCGTGCCTTCGAACTCGCCCTCGCCGATAGCAATGAGCATTTTTGCGATAGCGACAGAGCGTAGGCTGTCCGGTGCTTCGGTTGGAGTCTTGGGCTTCTCGGAGCCGCCCTTGGCGCCATAGACATCAATCTTGCGTGCTGCGCCCATGCTTTCCTCCAGGCAATAAAAAACCGCCTCTGGGGCGGCTGCTGTAATTCGGGTGTTAACTACATCTGGTCTTCGGCGTAGATCGCGGCGCTGATAATCGCCCCGCCCCAGCGGCGTTCGCCGATACAGAGCGGTACTGGGTTGCCGGAGGCGGTGGTGTTCTTTGCGCTGCCGAAGGCGTACCCGGGTGTGTTTTCAGGTGCTGCACTGGTCTTGAGGCCCCCGGCCTGCGGGCTGAGCATTTGGATCACACCGCCGGCGACCAGGCCGATGCCTGCGCCTATGAGCGGAGTACCGAAAGGCGTTGCCGAGAAAATAACACCCACAACAATCAAGATCGCGCCGACGATGGTTTGAAGAATACCGCCGCGCTTGCTGCCTACGACCACAGGCGCAATACGGATGTCTCCGGCGCCGTTGTAGCTCAGTTCCTTCTCCCCGATATTGCGTTTATCGCGAAACACAGCGAACTCGAGCCCGCGCGACTTGGCATTTGACAGAAACCGCTCGAATCCAGGGATCTGCACGCATAGTGCTTTGATCGCCTCCGCCGGCGTTTTCACCGCGAGCCTGAAGGACTTTCCGAACTGACGGAGTTGACCGTGCAGGCGAATCGTTGTCATCGGTTGATAGTTGATCGCTAATGTTTGCATCACTTTCTCCGGGCAATAAAAAACCGCCCGGAGGCGGTTTCAAGGTTTTCTTGGTTCAGTTGTAATCGACATAAGGGCCAATGTAGAACCCGGCCATATCACCGCTAATACGGTACAGGCTTTCCTTGCCAGGCTTCACCGTCGCTGCGATGGTTCGAATTGCAGCGCCTGCGCACAAGCCTGAGCCCGCTAGGCCAGCGCCGAGATTGGGCGATCCCGGCGGAAGGTAGATTGTAGCCCGCTGACCAGTACCTATTTTTGCAGCCCTGCGGCCGTCGACATAAACAACAATATCGCAACCAGAGCCGACCGCGCCCGAGTCGCGAACTACGGTGATTTTTCCGCTCTCGCCAACAGGTTTAGTCTGGAAGGCATAGACCTCGTCCGACGGAACCGGCTTCGCATCCCGCACCGAAATCGCCGAAGAGGCGCACCCCGCCAGCATCGCCACCGCTGCCGCAGCTATCAAAATCCGCATGTCGTTCCCTCTTTGGCTTGGCGTCACTACAGGATTTACAGTTACTTAGAACGGATCACTACGGTCGATGCGAGCATGTCTCCTAACCGTTTCCGTGAGCCAAAGAAAATGAATATCCAGTCAAGAATATTTAAGAAAGGCGTAGTGATATTTCGCATAAATGACTGAAATAGATTGCAATTAAGGTTGGTATGCTCATCAACCACTTGCATCCCCAGCAGCTTTTTACCCACGCTCTGGCCGTTGGGCATTGCGTCCGAAAAAAGGTAATACGCGGCAGCGATCCCAATAGCTAGAATCCCGACCGCGTCTTGGGGCAAGCCAGCAAACTCAGCCGATTGCCCCACGACGAATAACACAAAGAGGGTAATTAACGAGTCAATCCACTGCCCTCCCAGCCGCCGGCCCAATCCAGCCAGGTTGCCTGGCTTTCGGTACTCGCTTTGAATCGTACTTACTTCCATGCACTGACGCTCCAATAGCAATTGATTAAAGTATTTGTCCCACCCCAAAAACCGCAAAGCAGGACTTTTGCTTGCTGCTGGCAGCTAAAACCATCATTGAAGCGGTACGATAGCACCTTGCCTGTCCAGGCATCCAGCGTGGATGGAATGCCAGTAACGCAGCAGCAGCTACCGATAGTAGCCTCTTGCCTTCAATCAACCATGGAGTGGCTATGACGATCCGAAGTCTTGCGAAAAACCTTCCGGCGGACCCTGACAACAAAGGGTGCGTGCTCGGCTGGGCAGTTCTCAGAGATGCCCTTGAGCCTTGGCACCTGGTAGACGTATACGCAAGCAAGGCTATCGCCGAGGCTGAGGCCGCGCGACTGAATAACGGTTACATCGTCGAATACGGCTCTCACCGGCTTGGCACGGATGAGTTCATTGGCGGGCTTACACCACCGAAGTGACTGCAAGGCTCTCTGCGGCAAAGTGGATTCGCCCAGGGCCCGAAGCAAGCTCCGCAGTGAGGCAAGGCTTGCCGTCGTAGCGCCGGCGATAACCATCCTTGCTTTGGAACTTGCCGGAGAATTTCATACGATCGATCTCGACACCGCCATCCAGAATGGCGACCACGGAGACAGCGCCGCAGATACCACCGCCGGTAATGGTGAAAAGGTCGTGAATGGTTAGCACGTAACGCTGGCTTGACTGCATGCAGCCCTCCTTCTGCCGGACGGGCAGTGAAAAATTAATGTAAGGATTCCCCAGTCCTTCGCCTGCAAGCCCAAGGACTGGGGTTGCGCCAATATCGGCGCGCATAAAGACAGGGAGTTTTGCATGTCCGAAATGAAAATGACTGACGACTCGACGAGCTACAAGATCTGGCCGTTCCAGTCGGCGGAGGTTTCTATAAACGGGGACCGGAATAACGGCGGGATCAATCTTGTGGGTAGCCCGGAGCTGATTGAGCTCATACATGAAGCAACTGAAGAAAACGGCTTGCGGCAGCTACTGCTGTCGATGAACGCGCCGGACCGGGCGTTCATGACGCTCGGCTGCCTGACCGGAGACACTGACGCAGCTTATTATTCCTACGTTGAGTTCACCCCGAGAAACCAAGCGCTTGCAAGAAGAGAAGATTTGATCACCGGGCTACATCAGTTATGGCTGAACTGGTCAACGACGAATTGCGCTGCTTATCCCGGGCTCGCCGATGCACTTCATCAAAATGTAAAATGGGAATATCGGAAATTTTCGTTTCGCGGAAGCGAGCCGCAATATCTGATAACGATATATCCGCGTGCCCGCTCTGCGCAGGATCATGCTTCTCTACTTTCATGGGTTCACAATTTCCTCTGCAGTGTCGATCCTAATAACCTTCAGCGCACGCTTTAGGCTAAGTCACTTGGCGCTCTTCGCTGATTGGTGTCTGAGGATCAGGCGCGTTCGGTCATGCCAAGGGCCGCCGTAAACGATGATCTCGGACGGCCTGCCGTACAGGTGGTGCAACAGAAAGGGGCCTGGGCCAAAGGTGCCTGACTCTTCACCAGGCAATGCAGGATCAGTACCCAGGTATATCCCGGCGTGGTTCGGGTGAACGGTGCGCCCCACCTGCATGACGATCATATCGCCCCGCTGCCGCCGGTCGACGCGCACAAAGCCAGCGGCCTCGTAGTTCGCCTCGTACAGACTTGCGTTCTCCGCACTCTCCCACCAGCCGTCGGTGCGCTGGAAGGCCTCAAACTCAAGCCCCCACTCACGCTGATACCAGTCGGCGCAGACCTGCCAGCAGTCCCAGGCGCCGTGCACGAACGGGCGCTTGAGTAGCGGCACGCTGCCGGTCGGGGTGATCGACCGCAAATCCCCCTCGGGCCACGACAAAATGTGCCAGGGCAAGGCCGTGGCCTCACACATGGCCAAGTCGTGAGGTGATGGCCTGGAGGTCGCATCGGGGTGTGAATGGACAATTGCCATCACCTCGCCAATATCTTCAGCCGCAGCGTAGTCCTCGGGGTCAAGCCGGAACTCTTCTTTCGGTTCAGTGGCGATGTTCCGGCACGGGAAATACTTCTGCGCGCGGCCCACGGCAACCAATAGGCCGCAGCACTCTTTCGGGTACTCCGCCGCCGCGTGCGCCTGGATGGCCGCAATGATGTGTTTGCGCATTCTTCAACTCCGGGCAATGAGTGACACAGCGGGAAATCCACCGAACGAGTTTTCGTTGTTTTCACCGAAGCGCAGCTTGCAGGACGATAGGCAGCCCTTGCACTGATCCTTGGCTGGATCATCTGTGGGGTTGTCTTCGTCATCAAACATCGCTGTCCCCGTGTAGTTACAGTCAGGGCCCCTGTATCCCCCCGTCATGCTCCAATGGCACAGCGTCGTCATCTGGCGCCCGGGCAGACCGTGGTTGTCGATCTCGCCAGGGGAGGACAGCTCCCAGACCACGGCCTCGCCGTCCTCGCTGGTTTTCTGGTCGATGTACCAGATCTCCAGCGCTTCCTGAGTAGGGTCAGCAGTTGGGTTTCCCTCGGGGAAGTTCACTGCATCCAGGTACTTGGCCAGCGTCTCGCGAACCGTCAGCTTGAACTTCAGTAGATCCTCGAAGGCGAGGCAAAGTGCAGTAACCCGCCCGTTAACGTTGCCGGCAGAGAAAGTCGGCCGAGAAGCGGTGCCGTCGCTGCTCGAGGAAATACCCTCAATCTGCACCGGCCAGGCCGCGTACTCCTCGCCCTGCCACCAAATCGACTTGGCTGGGAGCTCCTCATCCGAATGCTCGTAAGCCAGCAGTTCTTCGGGTGTATGCGGAATAGCGTGCCCGTGAAAGCGCAGGTAATCCGCGCCGTACTCGGTCCCGTCAATTTCAAAAAGGCGAATCTCGCCGCCGGGCTCCAGTTTCTGGATGTCCGTGATCAGTGCCATGGGCGGTTATCTCAGGGGTGAAAGGCTTGCTGGAAGGTTGCGGTGATGGCGTAGACCTGGCCGCCGCGATGCACGGGCTTGTATCCGTTGCACTTGTAGAGGCCCAGATCCCCAAGGGGAGGCGTCCAGAGAAACGCCTTTGCCCCCTTGTGCCGATCAAGGAACGCCTTGATTAACAGAACCCGGGGCTTGGCGCCGGTGAAGGTGAGCGGCCAGGACTGCGACTGGTTGTTGAGACCGTCCTCGACCGACTGCTCGTACCCGTGCCCGAACTGCTTGGTGCGGACGCGCTGGGCGACATCCCCTTCCGCGCCCTTCTCTGTCTCCCAGATGAATCGTTCGATGGCCATCAGCGCCCCTTGATTGCTTTGTTGATGACGCCGCCTTGGCGCATGTCCTTCGTCCGCAGCTCCTGGTACTTCTGCTCGACGAACGTTGCCAGCTCTTTGCCGAACAGGTCGTAGCCAGGGTCGTCAGAAGAGGACGACGCGTTGCCGTCACCATCGATGTGCACCTCGACATTGATCTGGGTAGCGCCAGCCCCGCCACCGCCCATTGCCATTACACCCAACTTGCCGCTGGAGGTTCTGGTCAGCGGCATAATTGCCTCTTCTCCTGCCTCCCCCATGACGCCGGTCTTGCCATTAGCCATACCGAAGGCCGTTGGCTTGCTGACAATGGAGTTGGTGAACGCACCGCCGTCGGCGAACATCTGCACGCCGCCGGACCAGGCACCACCCTTTGCCTGGGTCACACCGGACCAGCCAGCCAATACTTCAGGGCTATACCCGGCCGCAGTCGACCCTGCTGATGTCGTAGCACCGCCGCCAAAGTACGAGCCAGCAGCAGACACACCAAGCCCCACAAGAGAGCCGAGAAGGCCAGAGGCTGCTTGTCGGGTCGCGATGCGTGCCATATCGGCAAGAATTGACTTGGTGAAGTCAGCAAACGACAGCTTCCCGGTCATGGCGAAGTTGACGATTGAATCCTCCATCGAGCTGAACGCGTTGCCGAACAGGCTCTTGGTCTGCCCTGCGATGTTCCGTGCCGAATCCAGATAGTTTTCCCAGGCCGATGTCGCGCCCTTCGTCCAATCGCCCTGGGCGGCCTCCACATCCGCGTAGTTTTGCCGGATCTGGTCGGTTGCCTTTTTGTTCGCATCGGCGAGCGCCTGCGATTTTCGGGTGAATTCTTCGTCCGACATATTGCGCGATGGATCGGAGCGCTGGTTTTCCAGATCCAGCGACTGCTGTGCAAACCGATCTTGCTGACTGTTCAGCTCCCCGTTGAGCGCGTTTTGCCGATCTCCCTGGCCAACGCCGAGCACAGCACGCTGTCCGGCAAGCTCCAGCGCTCGCTGTTGCTGCCCTAGCGCCTGCACGTACGAGCTGATCGCCCGCTCCTGCTTGGCGAGTCGCCCGGTCTCATTGGTAGCCAACACCTCTAGCTGGCTGTCGGCATCCTTCTGTGCCTTGACCATCCCTGCCCGCGCATCGGCGATCTTCTGGTCCAGCTGGATGCTTTGCGCGGCTGTCGTAGACTTCTTGCCCTTGGTGGCCTCCAGCGCGGCAATCTCGGCCTCGTAAGCGGCCGTCACCTCGTCGCGCTCGTTGCCGATCATGGCGGCGCGCTTCAGGGCATAATCTGATTGCGATACCAGGCCAGCCTTCTGTGCGGCATCCAGTTCCTTCTGAGCGTTTTTGTACTCATCGACAATGGCCGCCAGACTGTTCTTGGTCTTGTTGAAAGCCGTCAGATCAACCTGATTACCCGCGGCTTTCGGATCTTTGTTCTTATCTTCTAGCCCCTTCAACAGCGTGTCGTAAGCGCCCCCTGAGAACTTCTTGCCGTCAAAATCAACACCGTCCAATAACGGTGATTTCTGCCCGGTCCGATCAGCGTATTGGTAAAGCTTTGTAAATTTTTCATCCAGCTTTTTAAGCCCGGCCAGACGCTTGTTAAGCGGGTTGGTGTCATTGAGTTGAGCGCTTAGCTCCTTCTCAGTTGCAATCAACTCTTTATTCGCACGAGTGCTCTCGCCAGTAGAGGCAGTAAGGCTTTCGCTCGCCGCCTGTCGTGCCTTGAGATCTGCGAGCTTTGCCTCAAGCGCCGGAGTCGAATCGTCATGCTCCCCAGTGCCCAGGCCCAGCGCAGAGTTGAGAGAGCTCAGTCCGTTGGAGATCGCTCCAGATATGCCGCCACCCTTCCGCGTGTCGAGTACCCGTTGAGTGATCTCGATTTGCTTGGCCAGGTCAGGAAACACCTCAGACCGGACAGCCGCATAGGCGCCCTTGATGGCATTTTTGATGTCGTCCCAGTCGCGCTCTACATCGGAGAGAGAGGTGCGGTAGGTTTTCAAACGCTCCAGGGCGGACTGATTCAGGTCTTCACTGAGCACATCCAGCGCCCGCTGATGGTCGCCTTGATCGTCGATCGCCTTGATCACCTGGTACTGTTCAAGCGTCAGCAGGCCATATTGGCTGCTGATCTTGCCGGCGGCCTCAGTTGCTGTATCGCCAGCGGTAGCAAAGGACTTAGCGAGCTCGCCCGCCCCCTGGCCGGTAATCTCACTGATTGCTGCGGCGGCTTCCGCCAGGTTGCGCATCTGCGTGCCGCTGGTGGCCACTCCGGAGGCAAGGGACACAACCGCCTCACGCGCTCCGGAGAGATTGCCGGTAACGCGGCCAGCGCCTTCTGCCATCTCCTTCAAGCTACCAATGGTCTGTCCTGCGTCGTTCGAGCCACCGTTGATTGCGGCATTGAACTCGCGCGCCTGCTTCATTGCATCGAGATAGGCGTAACCAAGTGACCCGAGAACGGCAACCAACAAGCCGGCGGGGATCAGCATGGCTGCCATACTTTTTGCAGACGCACCAGCACCGGCCCCCAACTGTGCAACTGCCCGCGCCCCGCTCCCCCAATCCCCAGACTGAAGGGCGTTAGTGAGCTGCATGACGTTTTCTTGAGCCTGGCGGGTACCGAGCTTCAATTTATCGAAAGCCGTCTCTGTTGCCGTCAGTCCAGAGCGGTCCTTACCGATTTTGGCAAGCGCTTCGTTGTATTCGTTGGCGTCTTTCACGCCAATTTTATGAAGCTCGTTTAGCGCACGCTCGCGTTCTTCCAGCCTCGCAAGTTTGTTGGTGACTGGATCAATTCCATTAACGGTACGCTTCAGCCCTTCGATCCGGCGGTTTTCCGCATCAATGAGTCGCTGCTTCTGGGCAAGCTCTTTGGATTCGGCCTTCTCAATCCGCTCGAAGGATTTGCCGAGCCGTTCCTGATATGCCTCCTGTTGCTCAATGGTGACTAGACCACCCTTGCGGGCACGTTCCAGCAGACCCTCGGCCTGAATCAGCGACTCCATGCTGTCGATGTTGCCGGTCATCGCCTTGTCGAGCTGTCTGATGATGGCGATTTCGGCGACAGCGCTGTCGGCTACTTTGCGGCTCGCGCCGACCTGCCGCTCTCTGGCACCGGTAGACTTCTCGATGCCTAGAGCGGCCTCAGCTTCAGCCTGGGCGACTTTTTTGCCGGTACCGGCAAGGCCATCACTGGCTTTGCTCAGCCCATCTACCGCCTTCTCCGCGCCCTCGGCAGCAGTAACCAGCTTTCCAAGATCGTCTGTGGCTTTGACAGCATCCGACGACTCAACCGCAATACCCAGGGAAGCGAAGTTGGTGCTCATTTGTTTTCTCTCTGTTCCGCCATAACCTGCAGGGCTTCAGCCTCCATTCGCCGGAAGTCGCTGAAAATGGTTTGTCGCTGGCAGATCGGCACACCGCACATCCGAATCACTCCGGAAAGAACGCTGTAGTCCATACCCGTTGCGCCGCACGCGCCTGTACGCCACTGGGTGCTCATGGCCTCAAAGACTTTGAAGACGTCCCAGTTATCGGGCCAGATGCCGACTTCCTTGTCGGGTATGTCCTGGCGCGACAAACCGAAGGCCATCAGATCTGCATCTGAGGGCCCTGGCTCATAAAGGGCGCGGGAGGCGCTTAGGAGTTTCCCAGGCGGGCTTCACTGAAGGCTTCTGCGTAGGCATTCAGCACAGCCTTTGGTGCCGAGTTAATCGAGTTGACGAGGATGCGCACGTTTTCAGGCGTGAACTTCTCCTCGATATCCCAGCCAACCACCACATCCAGTAGCTGGTCTGCTTGCAGGGCGATCTGAGCGGCGGTGAAAGCTTTGAGGTCCATGTCGCCGAGCTGCTTGCTCAATTCGTCGTGCCGCTCGTTCCAACCGGTGTACAGCTCAGCGAGCGCGGTACGATCCAGGTACTTGAACTCGAACTCCACCTTTTCGGCGCTGTATCCAGCCCGCTGGATCATCACCGGCGCCTTGAAGGTCGGCTTTTGGATCAGCTTGAACTTGGCCATGGGTTACACCGTGGCCGCGTAGCGGGTTGGAAGGCCAGTCAGGGCAACGCTGATAACACGGGTCATCAGGTTGTTGCGTGACATGGTCGGCGTCGCGGTAATCGACACATAGCCGTTGTAGATAATGCTGCTACCACCCGGGAGGTTCAGACGGAGCAAGCGAGGCTGCTTGTCGTCGTCCGCTGCCTCGCAGACAGCCACATAGGGCTTGGATGGATCGTCAGCGACGGTATAAGTCAGCGTGATCGGGTTCTTGGTGGTCGGCATCTGGCGGTCGTTGTCGTCGGCCACGAAGCCAAAGGTCAGGAACTGCTGATCGCCACCAGCCGAGTTCATTTCGGTGACCTGCGAGATCTCGGTGAAGGCAGTCACCTCACGGACAGAGCCAATACCGGAGCCCGCTGGATACTGCTGAGTGTTGGTGGTGTTCACGCCTGCCAGTGCGAAGGTGCCGCTGGCAATTACCCCTACACGGACACCGCGACCGTCGAGGCGAGTCCAGCCGGAATTGACGGCGACTACATCGTCCTCGGCCAGGCCATGGGCTGCAGCAGTTGCGATTGCCGGATTGGCATTGGTCAGCGCAGTGAATGGGATTGCAACGCCGTAAGTCGACGCAATCTCAAGGGTGGCGCCGTTGGGCATTTGGATGCCGGCCATGGGTGTTTCCTCTTTTCAGAAATGACAAAACCCGCACAGAGGCGGGTTTCGATGTTTGCCCAACGGGCTAAATGTGTTTGTTGCTAATCGACTTTCATATTGCTTCGGACCTCGTCCAAAGGGATACCGGATTTCGAACCTACAACCACACCGGTAAGGCCACAGTCTGGACAGCAGGCATGCTTATCTTCGTACCACTTTATAATTTCAGTGGGCACAAGCCAAAGACCGCATCCGACGCATAGACACCGTTCACTCAAGGCAATCTCTTCACGATTCCTATAGCAATGGTGCTCAACCCATTCACTTAGATACTGAAGTCGTTGCTTCCTGATTTCGTCCATCGCAGGTATCCCCACATAAATTCATGAAGGAATTCTAACGCTTTGGATCAAAAGGTGTCGGCTCGGTACTGAAATGACAAAGGCAAAGTACTTGTCGTCTCGCCCTGGATCCCTGCCGCAGTCGCCATTGGCGAACGGACATAGACAGTGAAGTCCGCTTTCGCCAGGGGCAAGTTGTTCGGGTACAGCTGTGCAATCTCCTCGGCAATCAGGCCGGCGCCCCCCGTGCCCGAGCCGGGCGCAGTAACCACGCTGACCTGAAATACGCCCCGATAGGAGACGTGCTTGCCTGCAAGATCCTCGCTATCGGTATTCCCGGGCATCAGGTATGCCCTCAGGTAAGTATCCCCTCCAGCCGGCGGCGTGAATGCCACGCCTTCATAAGCGATCACCAGCTTGGGTGCGCGCGTATCAGCCCAGGCCTTCAAGCGTGCCTCGAACAGACTTCGGATAATCCGGTCGCTCATTTTGAAAGCTCCGAGACGGCTTTGTTGATGTACATCTGAAACTCCGTCACGGTGATCTGCACCATCCCGGCCGGCGCCTGGTTGGACCAGCCTTCGTACTCAAGCCGAGGGCCGTACGGAAGATTGTTCGTGATCCAGATCGCCCCTTTGCCAATCGTAAACGTCTGGATAAGAGCTGCGCCCGCATCCCTTGTTGCGCTGCTCTTTGGATCAATGCGGTCGATGCTACTGGTGATTGCGGTATCAAAAGAGACCTGCCAGTTACCCCTAAAGCGACCTCCTACATATTCCTTACCTGCAACGAGGTCCATACCATCTTTGATCAAGCGCCCAGGCTTTAGGCGACCATTTTTGGTGAGATTGGTAGGGTCGTTACGTAACTCTGTATTCAGCCTCTTAACTTCGTCGTTGTACTGAGTTGCGGTGGCATTGACCGCCCACAGCTCTGGGTTACCGACTGGTGACCGATCAACAACGGAGGTCAGAAGGTCGATGGCGGTCTTCTTGACTACCTCCTCAAGATCACTTTTGGTCTTCTCGACGAACTCCCGAATATCGATACTAAAGCTCATTTTCTGGCCTGCACACTGAAGCCGACAGCGATGCCCGCGTAATCCCATGGGTCAACGTGCTGCACCGTGTAGGTGTCGCCGTCGAACGCGATCTTGTCCAGCGTCACTGGCTGGGGCGTGTCTGCGCCATCCAGCAGCACCGGGGAGATCAGGATCTTGACGTCGCCCTGCTTGATCAGCGAACCGTCGATGTCTTGTTGGCGATAGTTTTGGCGAAGCCCTGAGCCGTCGAATTGCTCCGTGAGTGCCGGGCTCCCGCCGACCTCGGGGTCGTACTCGCCGGTAGTGACCCGAATCAGCGAAAGCTCAAGCCCCTTGCCGCCCCTGGATCGCGGGGCGAGCATCCTTGCTGCATTTGCTTTTGCCCGATCATAGATATCTGCCATCAGCTGCGTACCAGGTTGACCTGACTTGAGGACTCCAGCAGCCCGGAGAACTGCGCATACGACTGCCGGGTTGCTGCTGGCTTGCTCACCGACTTGGTGGCAACTGCAAACGTGGTGCTGATCGGCCCAACTGTTTCGGAAACGACTGCTCCCGTTTTGGTTTCAGGCGCGATCAGGTCATCCGCATGGATCTCGGCGGCCAATGCCATCTGGCCAGCCTTGATCTGTGGAGGGATCTCGTCGAACCGCAACACCCAGCCCTGACGCTTGACCTCAGCTCTAGGCCAGGCCAGCGCCTGATCGCGATTCACAGCCCTGCCCTTCCATGGCATCGCGTCCATTTGCAAAGCCGCGCGGCGCAGCAGGGATTCCTGCGCCACCTCATCAACGGGGATTGTTTTGCCGAAGTTCGTGGCATAGGTGACCAGTTCGGCGGCCGTTGCGAAGCTATCGGCGCCTGACACCACCTTGCCGTTCTCGATCACCAGAGCCATATCAGACCTCTTTCCAACCGAGACGCTTGTGGTCATCCAGGCAGGAAGGGTGAACGTGCAACTCCTGGCCGCCCTGCTCAACCTTCACCAGGCCGGTGTAGTCCGGTTCATCGTCTTCCACGGCTGACTTACCTTTCGGCTTCGCCGCTGCAGCTTCATCCGCAAGGCGTTGAGCGTCTGCCGCAACCAGATCAATCGCGTCCTGTGCGCTTTTGCTCCAGTCAGCACGCTCCTGCTCACCCAGCGCCTCAAAAGCTTCAGCGCTCAAACCACTGAGCTCGATAGCCTTGGCCAGCAGCGCCTTTGCTGCCTTCTGTTCTTTCGTCAGTCCAGCCATTGTCATTCTCCAGAAACAACGCAGGGGCCGAGGCCCCTGGTTGTCGTTGTGGTTGAGTTAGCCGACCAGCAAGCTGATGTGCTCATCCTTGATCGCGCGGCAGCCCCAGGCCAGACGGACGTGGTAGGCCGTTTGCAGGAACTGGCGGTAGACCGCGATCTCGAACGACAGTCCGGTCAGCGGGTCGGTGATGGTGATCACGTCGTCCGCCGAGTCGCCACCCTCAGGCATTGCCGGGGCACGGGTGGCCAGTACGATGGCCGAGCGGGCAAACGCCACGTTCGCGGTGTACGAGTTTCCCAGGGTCAGAGCGTTGCCGGTCGGGATGACGATCTGCGAGCCAGGTTTGTTCAGGGTGATGGTGCCCGGGGCCGCAACGCCGGTACCGACGACGTACTTATTGTCGCCGTCAGCCGCGAAGGTCGCGATATCGCCGGCCAGAACCGTACCGGTACCGGTCGCCAGAGCGACGTTGGTCGCACCGATAGCGGTAGAGCCGTTGGTGACGTACGCGGCGCCGGTGCCTTTGACGTGTCGACCCACCTGGTGAGAATGACGGATAGCCATGTTCATGATGCGGTCGGTCATGCCGTTGCGCAGCATGTCGCTGGAGCCGGCCTCGTTGACCTTGAACAGGCCGGACTGCTTGCCACGCATGTTGCCGATGGCCGAGTGGCCCAGGACCAGCTGCAGGTCGTTGGTTGGTGCGCCGTTTTGCTCCAGGATACCCAGCACGCCGGCGAAGTCGGACAGGTCAGCCGCAGTGCCAAAAGGCGTGGTGCCGGCGGTGCCGTAGGCGCGCGAGGCGTTACGGTAGGCTTCGAACCACAGATCCTTCTCTACCTCGTTCACCAGTGTGCGCATCGCCTGATAGAAGCGGTCAGCCTGGATGGACGAGAAGGTGCCTGCGTTTTGCAGGCCCTTGGTCTGCTCGCCATTCCAGCGCACCGGAACGTGCTTGCTCTTGGTGATGGCCACCGCGACGTTATCAACGATGGCGTCGCCCGAGTCCGGCGCGGTCACGCCCGGGGTGTTGTCAGCTGCAGCCGCTTCGCTGGTGATGGGCACCAGCACGTCCTGACCGATTGCCGCGCGAGCAACGGACGAGTCACGGGATACCGCCGGGATGAAGCCCGTCATCTCGCGAGAGATAACGTCAAGTGCTTCGTACAGAGCCGGCACCAGGCCGTTAAGGGTGTTCGCCATTTTGGCTTTCTCCACAAAAAAGCCCGCTCAGTGGCGGGCATTGATTACTTGCCGGGCAAACCCCGGCGGCGTTGGTTAGTCAGTTACCAAGCCGCCATTGCGTGCATGATCAGCCTTGGCGGCTGGATCAAGCGCATCAAATGCGGCTCGCGGAAGGGTCTTCTTGTCGCCACCCTTGCCGCCATTGTTCGGAGAGCCGCCGCCACTGGCGCCGGAGCCCTTGAGAATGTTGTCGCGGTACGGGTAGCGCTCGACCAGGGCTTCCAGCGCCTCGTCGAAGTCAGCCAGCTCGCCAGGGCGGGCGCGGCTGTAGATCTTGTTGCCATCGTCGCCATAAGCCACGACCTTGCCTTCCTCGACCTTGAAGGCCTTGCCGAAGGTGTTTTGCAGCATGTCGGGCGGAACGGCGATTTTGTCGGTGACGAACTTGGAGCGGCCGAAGGCGCCACCGATCTTCTCCTGGTAGAGAATGCCGGTGGTGGTGTCGCGCTCCGTGGTGACCGTCTTGATCTGCTCGGTGAGCGTGGACACTTGGGCCTTGAACTTCTCCTCGGTGGCCGCGATGGCTGCTTGCTTGATCTCGTCGACCTTGCCAGCCTGGACAAGCTGCCCGGCGTCGAGGTTGGCGATGGTTGCAAGTGCGGCGCGGGCCTTTTCCGGGTCCTCAATGCCTTCGAAGGCTTTGGCTTTCGCTTCGGCGGTTTCTTTGGCTTCGCGGTGCCCTTTGGCTTCAGCGTTCAGCGCAGTGATTTTGGATACGGCCGACGGCGCATCAAATGCCACGTCCTTCCCATCATCGTGCGTATAGACCGGCTTGCCATCCTGCACAACCACATGGCCTTGCTCGTCGAGTTTCAGTTTCATCGGTTCGTCTCCGGGCATCCGCCCATCTGGTGGGCCATCCGGCCCGGTGCGGCGCTATCCATCCGGAATCGCGCCCATAAAAAAGCCCCGGCGGATGCCAGGGCTTAAGGCTTTCAAAAACTAATCATTCTGCTAGAGACTGTTGGTACTCTTGACGCCTTTGTTGTTTTTCCAAATGACGCTTCAAGTAGGACACGTAAACCGAATCTAGCGGAAAATGAAATCGTCCCAGGCTTGTATTGATCACCAGTAAAAGGCTTCCAAAATTCCCGTTGAATCTTTTTTCCACCTCTTGTGCAATTTTGAGATCAAATTTATCTAAAACCAATACGCTGATAAGCTCCCCGAAATCGATTCGCCCGATTGGAAATCGCTTTTCAAGAAACTCACCCGTAGAAAGATTCAGTTTTTTTTCTGAGCTTTTTTCTCCGATGTACAAGCCCGTTACAAACGATGGCCTATTCCCGGATGAAATAATTTTGATAAGCAACCCTTCCTCACGGGATACCTGCTCTACAGTGATTCTTTCAGTGTTTTCTTTACGTTGCTTATCGCTAAGCCAGAGAGTCACTAACACAGCAGCGAGCGCACCAATGCCCGACACCCAATCTCCAACACTCCCCAGATTGAGCAAATAAACGTCAGCAGTTTCCGGGTTGATCTTTATGGCCACAGCGAACCCCATAGCGAATCCCGTCAATACAGCTAGCGCTAAAAGTACCGAAATCCATGCTTTTGTCATGATTTACCTCGCAAAAGTTGCGAGGCGTTATATCAGTACTGGAAAGCTGGATCCAGTTGGCGGGCAACTACAGAAGAACGACTCTTTCACCCCGCAGCAGGCACCCGACGCAGATCAACGTCTTGGTGCCGCCAGTTGGCCGACCATTCTTCATCAGCACACCGATCTTCGTTTCGATCACCTCACGCCCACCGCAGCGATGGCACTGAACCATCGTCGCTGGCTTGGGCATAGCACGAACGCGCTTGCGCACCTGCTCCGCAGGAGTGTTCGGGGCTGGCGTGCCTCGAATGAGGTGAAGCTTGGGCTTGTCGGTCATGCAGCCATCTTAGCGAATGCCTGCGCGTCATGCTGCTTGATCTGCTCCAGGGTCAGCCACTCACCAGTTGGCGTGTAGAAATCCTCAAGGCTCTTACCCTCCTTGTAGAGCTGATACCGCATTGGCCCGAGGATTTGGGCCTTGCGCGCATCCGACTGCCGTTCAAGCCAAGTCCCGTAAGTGGTATCCCCCGGCACCTGGCCGTCCATGCTTGCCCGCTGACCTGGCGTCATCTCGTCAATGGGAATGCCAAGCTCTCGCCATGACTTGGTTCGCAGCGTTGAGGTGCTGCGACAGCAAAAGTGAATCCGTCCCGGACCTTGCAACCAGGGCACCTTATGCCCTATCGGCTTGTGCGTGCCCACCTCATACGAAAGCTTGTCTCGGATGATGCAGTCTGCGGAGGTATTCGTGTCCAGAGTGCTTAGCCAGTCCTCGGCCTTGATAATATCTTTGTTTGCCACGTTGAACTGTTCACGAGCAGTGGCCGCCGTGTGACTTACCGCCGTCTGGACGACCGCAGCCAGGTCCTTTCGTGGTCGCTCAAGGAAGCCATCGGCATAGCCTGCCGCCCGGGTACCGCGAATGCTGCGGATGATCTGGTCGGTAGTTTTACCTTCCAGATACCCAGAGCGGATTGCATTGCGAACCTTGACCATGCGCTCGGCGCCGACCTGCTTGCCCCAGTCGCGCAACAGACGGCCCTGAAACGGTCGTGACATCGCTGCTGCATAGGCCTGCTCGGCACTGATGCTCACCAGCGGGAAGCGCACCAGCACCGGATCTGGAACCGTCTTCTGGAATAGCGTCTGCTGCCAATTGGATTCGTAGCTGGCAAGCTCTTGCAGGTCGGACTCAAGCACCGCGAACACCTGATCGTAGGCTTGGGCGTTGACGGCCCTCACCTCATCCAGCAGCAACTCCAAGCGCTCCACGGTGAACGACTCGGCGGGCATACGCTCCAGGGCCTCAGTCAACGCAGCCGAAAGTCTGGCATCCGATCGATTCAACTGAGCGATGATGCGCCGCACCACGCCAAGCTTGTACTTCTCCAGCGATACCGCGTGAGCGATATGCTCGTCCTGAAGCATTTCGTTGACCGTCGCCATTTAGAGAGCTCCGAGTGCTGGCCCCTGATCGGCAATCTTCTGTTTCTCGACTTCCCACTCAATATCATCCGAGACTACGCCACGGCGTTTGTACTCATTGAACAGGGTTTCGTCAGAGAGTCGGCCTTGGGTTGCCATGTTGAGCAGCAGTGGAAGAGTGGTTTCCGGTGCAAAGTCCACGTCGAAGTTACCGTTCACCTTCACGTGGCCGCCTTCCTTCTCGCCCTTCCACAGCGCGAAGAACTGAAGCACTTGGTCAAGCGTGTCCTCAAGCTGGCCGGCCATGGTTTGCAGCGGGCTCATTTCCTGAGCCGCCTCTTCCTCAGCCTGGGTCGCAGTCTTCGTGGACTGCTTGTCCTTCTGAAGTAGCTTCGCACCAGCGATGCGCATCTGATCTTCAAGGTCTTCCAGCGACTTGCGGCCGGCCTCGATGGCGGCGCCAGTATGCTCCACCCACTTCATGTCGCCGCCAGTAGGAAGCTTGGTGGCGGAACTGGTACCGACCTTGAGTTCAAAAGCGTCGTCGTCGATACCGGAGATCATCAGCATCGGCACTCGGGCGACATGTAGGATGTTGTCCTGATCGCTTTGGGACTGCCAGTGCTTCTTGTTGAGGTGTGCCAGCTCCAGCAGAGGCGGCGTCGCGGTCATGAAGCCCGTGCGCTTGGTGTAGTACGTAGCCAATGGGATGGTCGGGAGCGTGTTCGTTCCTTCATCGGTCTTGGTCCACTCCTTTTTCCCGTTGGCGTCTTCGGTCTTGCGATACACCCTCCAGCCACCAGGGATCAAAACCCTGATCTGTGGAATGACTGTTACACCGAAATCGCCAGCGCGCTCTTCGACCGCCTCCGCATACCAGAACTGGGACAGCGAGCATTCTCCGCCCTTTTCTTCGGTGTGCCAGCCAATCACCTGTTGCGGGTGGATCATCACCGCATAAGGGCGAACGCCGGCGGCCTTCTCGTCCGCAGCAGTACGTACGACCGAGTTGCCTTGCTCGTCTTTCGTCTTAGGGTAATCAGCCAGCACATGGCAAAGACCATGGGAAAGCCCCACCGTGAACAGCTGCTGAGCCCAAACCTGCAGGTTGTTGCCCTGGCGATCGAAGTTTTGCGCATAGGCCTTGATCGTCTCAGGCACATCCTCGCCAAGCGCGATATGTTCTGCGAAGACTCGGCCCTTCATATTTTGGACGGTCTCGCTGAATGCAGGGAGTAGCGTGGACAGTCCTAGGCGCTCCTTGTAGGCGTCGTCATCTTCCTTTGGCCACTTCGGCAGGTAGACCTTGCCCGCCAGCTGCATCGCCTTCGTTCCACCCATCAGAGCATCAACAAGAGCCCAGTCTTCGCGCATGGCGTCTACTGCCGGTAGCGTTTTGCTTGGGTCATTGCTCATGGGGTCACATTCTCAGGGAGTTGGTGAAAGCAGTTCGCTTAACGATCGGATACTCGCGATGGATGAAATAGCCGCCGGCGTCGTTCGCGTGATCAATGCCGGCGGTTTTGTCGGGCTCCCCGTTCGTGCCCCAAACTTGCTGCTCCAGGCCATCGGCGTAGGTTGGGCAGGTGAGCGGGTTGACCAGGTAGCGGCGCTCGCCCTGCGCATTGCAGAAGACGGCGTTCATTGCGTTGATTCGATCCTTCACCGGCGGGTTTGCCGCTGGGGCGATGACAGTGAACCCTGCCTGCTTGAGCATGGCCAGGTCGGTGATGCTGGCGTTCACGGACTTGCGCGAATCACCCGATGCGTCCGGGTAGATCCTGATCTCGCAGGTCTTTTTAAAGTCGTTGCCGTCGTGCTGCCAGTAGCGCTCCTTGATACGGCGGATCATGTCGGGCGTGTCGTAACCGTCTATCAGCTCATCCACCGCCCTGGGCAGCCCCTGGTCGCGTTTGACGTGAGTGATTGCCGCCATCTTGCCGACGTTGAAGTCCATCCCGATGAACAGCGGCTCACCAGGCTGCACGGTGTCGAAGCATCCGTTGAGCTTGCGGTCGTAGGCCGTATAAATAGTGCCGGACGTCAGGTTGACGAACTGGCCCTTGAGGTACGCCATGATCAGTTGCGGCGGATAGGACTCCATCAGTGAGGCGATGTAGTCATCCGGCAAGTTCAGCTCGTTGTCGAAGGTGCTGGCCTGCACCAGGCCATACATCTCCTTGAGCGACGGCTTGTCCCGCAACTGCTTCACGAACTGCAGGAAGACGAACTTAAAGCCTTCCGGCGTCGTGGTGACATCCACCCCGTTCTTCAGTCCGGGCAAGTTGTAACGCATCCGGGCAATGATCTTGCGCCAGGCCTGCTGCGCCTTGATGGCAGTCAGCACGTCCAGTTCATCCACCAGGGCATGGCCGATCTTGAAGCCGACAATGGTCTGAGGCTTCTCCATCGACCGGCAAATCACAGTGCCGCGGTACTGCCGGCCGCTGTAGATATGAACTTCGTGGTTCGCCTGGTTGATCTTTGTCTTCAGCCCCCAGTCGTAAGCCACCTCATCCATGGTTGGATAGAAGATGTCCCGGATCTGCGGGTAAGTCGGTGCAAAGTAGCCAGCGTTAACGCCGGGCCACTCCATGAAGTGCTTGCTCAGCGCCGAGCACCCCACCCAGGTCTTGCCTGAGCCGAACCCTGCAACGAACGCGCGGAATTTGTGAGGCAGTGTGAGGAACTGAGCCTGCGGAACATTAAGGCTCGGCATTCGGCTTCCTCGCGTCCACTACGTCGACCTGGATGCGGGTCGGGATCACTGGTTCGTCGCCCACCTCCTCCTTCCTGGCCCGGTTGACGTAGATATCACCGGTTTCTTTCGCGGCCTGCTCCAGGATCTGCAGCGCCAGACCGATGTTTTTCATCGTTTCGGCCCTCTCCACAAAGCGGTTCATGGCACGGAGGCGGAAGGCGCGGTTGGCGATCGGAATGTCAGCTGTCTCTTCGCGGAACCGCTTCCGGGTATCTTCGAACATCGTCACCCAGCGCTTTGCCAGGCCTTTACCCGATGTCTTCGTTGGATCGTGTGTTTCCACCTGCTGGCGGGTCACCGCAACCCCATATTCTTTCTGGACAGCTTCGACGACCTGCGAGGGCGTGTCGAAGCACGCCAGGGCCTGAACGATAAAGGCCTTCACGTCGTTTTGAAGGGCTGCCATAGATTCTCATCCGTCCAGAGCCTGTCCAGAATCAGGCCGACTTGAGCAGACAGGTTCCGCAGGCCCTCGCAATGTTCAATTTCCCCACCTCAGCAGGACTGTTTGCAGCATCCACCAACGCTTGAACGTCAGGGCTCGCACCGTAGCGGCGGACCACACCGACGAATTCCTCGACATCGTGTCCCTGCAGCTTGATCTTCGGTGCACCGTCTTGGGTGAATGCTGGTTGACCGTACTTGTCGGTCGCGTGAGCCAGGTGATAAAGCTCGTGCTCAATCAGGGCGCAGAACTCTAGGTCGCTGCACTGGGCGCAGTAGTCAGCAGCCAGGGTGATGATGAAGGCCGGCACATCGCCGAACCAATCACGCATCTGTTGCTCCATCCTGGCTTTCTGCCAGCCACCGGCGCGGAACGCTACCTGCTCGGCCTGGCCAAGGACCGTGCGGCCCTGCTTGTTGAAGCTCGACGATGCCCACATGATCCGGATGTCTGCATCCAGTAGATGGGCATGGTCCTCGTTGTGGATGCTGCCGGTGACGCCCAGGATCTCCTGCCGTATCCACTCCCACACCTCGTGCGCTGGATGAAGCGTAAGGAACGCCGACTCGAACACCTTGGCCTGAGGCATTGGTCTGTTCATGAATCACCGGTAGTTTGAAGAGGCGGAAGGTTGCAGGTATTAGTGCTATGACAGATTAGAGGGAACAAAGATGTTCAAATTTTTTGGCAGTTTCTATGCCCATCCGATGACGCCGGAAAAATTCAGGCGTTCGCTCAGCATCGTGCGCGAGGGGATGGAGGTTCAAAGACTAGATGCGCTGGTGATCATGATGAATCCTGGTGGATCCACTCCGCTCTGCGACCATATCCCTAAATGCTCTGCCTCATGTCTCGATGAAGCCTCAGATCTACCTGTACCTACCGATCCGGATAAAACTCAGCATCGAATTACAGCGCTGATGAAGCTGAAGAACTGGAACCACGTTCGAGTCATCAACCTATCCGACGTCAGAGCTAAGAAACTGCACCTAGTGAAGGTTGTCGATTTGCCTGATGACCATTCGATGTTTGCACCATCTCGGGCTGCAGAGCTTGATAGTGAACTCTCGAAAGCACCTCTGGTGATCTGCGCTTGGGGCAAAAGCTCTGAGCTAGCGCACATCGCCCGATTGGCGATGGTGCGCCTAGACTCGCTCGACATCCCCATTTACGGGATAGCTAACGCGGCAAAGACCGACTATTACCACCCGCTTTACCCCGGGCTCGGCTATTGGCCAAACGAAATGGCAAAGCTGATTCCGTAAGGTGACCTCCACACACAGCGCCCCAGCCCGGTACGCATGTTCGATTGCCTCCCAGTCGGGTTGCTGGGCTGTCATATTGAATTCCACTTAACAAAAAGCCCCGCACTAGGCGAGGCTGATGAGGATTGAGCCGCAACTCCGGTAGCTAGGTTGCGTGCATCTAGATCAAACCTTTAGAAGGTTTTCCGGGTAGAAAAAAGCAGTTTGAAGGGCGTCTTTAGAATCAAACCACTGGCAGAAAATCGTTACACGAAACGGAATGCCTGGAGTAAAAATATCTTCAGGGTTTGGCGTATCCTCAATGTAAGTGATCGTCATGCTTGGTCCGCCACTTTTGAGCCTTACCACTTCACCATTACTGAACTCCGACATCGCCCTGCTCCTTGGATAGTTGGACAGCAATCATGGCCAAACTTCAACCCAAACTCAACATGATGTCGATTAGGCGGCGCTCAGACTGGTTACCAAAAGTGTCAACATCTTGCCGTCAGTACCATTCTCGTGAAAAGGCATAAAACGCTGGCGAAGTCGCTAAAGACGGCTACTTTCTCAAATTTAACATCACTCACGCTAAGGCGGGCTTTACTGATTCCACGAAGTCTTCGGCATCCCGAAAGTAATTTCGAAAGGCATCAGCAATCGCACCTGTGGATTGCGCCGTCACATACACGACGTCATCGGCCGGGTGTTGTTTTTCAATACCGTCTCGATAAGCCATAGCTTTCGGCCCGCTCGCAAACCCTTCGGCAATAAGCTCTCCATCATGAAAATGAAGGACAATGTGCTTTCTCTGAGGGATCTCCGTTGCGCTTCTACGGGCCATATCGAGAGTATGAATAACTCCCAATTCTCCTTCCAGCTCCCGCATTTCTCTACAGAGGTCTGCATCATTGACGTCAGGAAAAGCGCCCCTTTGATTCTCCCTCGTTCTTGCCAAATACTCGCTTGCCAGTACGAAGAGACGCTCTCTTTTTGGGTTCGCATTTTGGTCGAACTTGATTCTTGCGCCATCCAGCAGATCACTAATCTCAACAGCAGTAGCCCATGCGTGTTGAGTTCTCGTCCTGTATTGAATCTCGATTTTTAAGCCACTGTATATCTGTCCGCCGATGGATTGACTCGCGTATTTATAGACCTCGTGGATGCCACGATAACCAGTTGACTTCGGGCGCGCTATGTAATCGTACCTGTCTTGGTCATCACGCAAATGCTTGGCCCTTGTCTTGTGGAATGACGCTCGAAACTCTTGAATTTCTTCAATTGAGTCAAAAATCAGTCTACATCCTGCCAAGTCGTGCATAGAGGCAAGATCATTCGCGCGACCAGTCGAAAGCTTGTCAATAATGGTATTCAGTCGTTTTAAACGCTGAGCGAACGTAATGTTCATGCCCCCATGGCGCCTCATGTAATCGCGCAGATTGGCCTGAAATGTGTTTAGGATATACGCATGAGAGTTTCGCCAATTATTGACGATCTCCCGGTCTTCAGCGGCTCCTTGCCCCACCGACAATTTTGTACCCGCCCTGCTTACCGCGCCTTTGCTGTACTTTTTGGGATCCCCATAAGCAGCCATCCACAATCCCTCCCTTGATATCGTTGTGATGGCCACTTTAACCTCCTATCGTTTAATCCTCAAATCAACAAATATCTTGGCGATCGCACTATCAATACCGGATGCCCTTTTTTGATATCTGACTTAACGATAGCGCGCAAGACAGGCGGGGGACGGTACTCATCTACAAACCCTCGCGCCACTATTTGCATTCAAAAACGTGGCGCGGATTACTATCCCGCCCCACTCCTGGGAAACTTGAACTCGGCGACCCGATCAGCAAAGTCGGCCAGCTTCTTCACGCCCAAGAACCCGATAAACACCCCGGCAGCCGTCGCAAGGTTCAGCGGCAGACCGAAGTATTCAAGGACTGGGATCAGACCAATCGTGATCAAGGTGCAGATCGCCGCCTCAAGCAGAGCCTGACGCCGGGTACCGCCGCCATAGATGATTCTGATACCAGCCATCAAGGCAGATAGTCCTGCGGCATAAAGCGTCGGCGAATGCTGACTCAGCCATGCAAGCACGATGAGCCAGGTGTCCGGTTTGTCTGGCATATTGGACATCTCGGTTCCTCCCCGTCAGGGAGTTAGGAATACAGCAGGTCATGACCTGCGAATTTGAATCAGCCCCAGCAGCACTCCCAGCTCGAAGCAATGGGTGTGGTGGGGCCGAAAACGAAAAAGCCCCGGCAAATGCCGAGGCTTGAATTGATGAGGTATCTTTGTCGCTTTGGCATCGCCCTATAGCGGGCACCTCAATGACTAGCTACCGGCGGGTCTCCATGACCACTCGGTCACCATCCCCAGGATACTAAACGCCAGGAAAGTGCGGCGACCTCAGCCATACTTCTCACCCCACTACTCTACGGTTGATGCTTAATCGTTACTCGCTTTGGTGCCGCGATGACGACCAACGCCAGTGACGCAATGTACAGAGCAACTCCGGCTACCCCAGATATTGTTCCAAGTACATACGAAGCAATGACAAAGACACCTAAGAGCGATGCAAGCACCAGCAGGGCATTAGAAACCCAAAATACGGCCAGCCTGAATCCAAAAGATACTGACCTGATTTTGTAGGAAGCCAACATTCCAAGCACTGAAACTATGATCGCCACAATACCGATCGCTTGTAGGGCTACCGCATAAATCGTTACCGGAGGAAGCCCGCTTGTATCGGATAGGTCCGCCGGATTCTCTGGAACCCCGGCTGTTGCAGATAACAGCAGGAACCAAGCGGCAACAAATAAAGCAATGGCAATCAACAAGCTTTTATAGCGACCCATAGTCGGCACTCGGTAATGAATTTGTAGGGGCCTCTCAGTATAAGCACAGCGCCAAACAATGAGAAACACTCTCATTTCATCCCGAGTGATCGGCTGGTTCATTACTGGAGCCTAAAACTTGCGACGGACTATCTTCATAGTCCGTCGCAGTCTTACCAGCTAGGGCCCAATCGAGCCTCTTGAGGACGACATCCGATTAGCGCGAAAAATTGATCGGAAGAGCCCCGGTGATCTTGATTTCGTAGTCCTTTGCATTGGCTACTCGACCAATTTCCCGCAGAGCCGAGGTGGCGCCCTCATCAAATTGCGCTCGATGGCTGCTGGCATTTGCATCATAACGATCCGAAAACGCCTTTACTGTGCCATTGAAAGTGACTTTACCCGAGGTGGTGTGGACTACCGTGCCCTCCACGCTGATGGTGATATTACCCAGGTAAACACGCGCAATTTGAGAGTCTTGCCCAGTGGAGTACGGGACTTTCAGATTAACCGACGTTTCACCAATACCGGCCGTGTCAATAATGGCTTTCAGATCGGGAATTTTGTCTGGCGTTGGTCGAATGCCAGTGTTTTCAATTTTCACACTGGTAGGTTTGCCGTCCCCTACCAGCCAATGGGCCAGTGCGGCAAACGGGGTAAAGACATTGCCTGAAAACTCATTCTCGACTGCGAGTTCTTTCAGATCCTTGATCTTTGTTCCTTCTTTGATCCCCTGTGTCCATGCATCGAGGGTAGAAAGATCCTGGTTCTTCAAGTGGACACGATCTGCCCCATAAGCGACCTTAATATCGCCCGTGATGAATCCATCGAGGCCATAAGGAATAGGCTTATTGTTTCGCATTGCCTTAGCGTGGCGCTGAAACATCGGAGACCAGTCACCTCGCCCGTATGCAATGCTTCGCTCCTCCACCATTCGGGCAATCATCAAATGGGGGTACGGAACGACGAAACCAGAATCGCGCATAGTGCCGTATTCATCTGGATAAACGTAAGTAGGTTGTAGTTCGAGAGTCATTTTTTCACCTATTGAGTCGAATGATTGTTCGCGGAGAATTCCGCTTTCATGTCGCTCAAAGGCGATTGCTCGAGGCTCGTGGCCTTCACATGATTCAACGTCCCGCATCGGGAACATTTGATCTGGAGCTCTGTAAACCCACCCGTACGGGCGAGAAGTCTTTTGCAGTTACCGCATCTGAATTCTTTCAACATCTGCAAATTCCTTTTGCTGAATCGCCCTTTCCGTGGGCAATAAAAAACCCCGCACTTGGCAGGGTTCCTGTTTAAACGTCGCTGATTACTTGATGACTTCAACTGCTCCGTGATCGTCGCAGTGATCTCCATGAGGATGGTGTAAATGACCATCAACTAAATAGTCCACATGATCACCATGCGGAACAGCTTCATGGCCGCAGCCTGGGCCGTGCTTATGCTCGGGGGCATGCGCACCGCAATCGTGCTTGGGCGTACATTGGTCTGGGTTAGCCTGGCTTACCGACAACACATGCTCATCAACGTGATCGCCATGAACATGATGCAAATGACCGTCGTGAAGGTAATCCACATGGTCAGCATGCTTTATTGCGGTATGCCCACAACCTGCCTTGTGTTCGTGATCATGGTTCGAGTGTTTATCACAACCTGACATAACGACTCTCCTGCCAAAATACAGCGACGATTGAGTCAAAAAATATAACAGATAATTCACGACCAAAACAAAACTCAGCGCTTGGCCGGCGATAACTTGCGGATAGTGGTTATTTCAAGTCCCGCGCCAGCTGTGCCTCAACCTTCTTGCGAAACTCATCCAAAGCGGCCCGCTCTTCGGCGCTGTATTTCTTGGCATCCTCGTGCAAGGCGCAGACGGTGCCATACACCTCGCCGTCAGGACCGCGTACTGGATAGCCTAAATAGTTGCTCAGCCCAAACTCCACCTCATCTTCATTGCCAGCCCAGTCTGACTCTAAGCGCGAGTCCTTGACGTATAGCGGCTGGTCGGTATCCACCACCCGCTCACAGTAGAGTGCTTGGCCGTTGTGGGCCAGACTACTTTTCTTGCCCTGGGCGCCTATGGGATAGGTATCTTCATGACGTCCGCCAGAAGCCTCTACCTGCATATGCTGGGGCAGGGAACGCATGACAAGGATAGAGCTGACACCGAGTTGTGCGGCTAGCGCATCAATTTCCTAGCGTAGCGAGTCGAATACTGAGCTGGATTTGGCCACAAAAAGGTCCGGACTATTGGTTGGAAAAGTCCAACTATAGGGCGCCGGATCGAGGATCCTAAATACCCAATGAGCATTAGGATAGAAGTTTGCGAGGCACACCAAGCGGTGCCACAAGACGCCAAATTTAAGAAACAAAAAACCCGACACTTGGCCGGGCTTTCTTAAATCGTTAGTACAAGTTGCCGTAGGCAAAATACTAACTATGGGGAAATAATGCCCTCAGCCGTGCGGGAAGTCAAGCGGCCTCTTTCATCTTGTAAATTATCCCGCCAATTGGGCTTAGCGCCTTGGCGTCAATGTCATAGCAGGCATCGAAGCAGAGCTGCACAAAAGGCTCCCAATCCCTCCCCCAAGCTGCCGATGGGAGCTTGATGCCGTACTCCCCTTCCAGCCAGGCACGAAAGATCTCTGGCTTGATGAGTGGATCAGGGTTCGAGGACTGCCCGCCCTGGTGCATGTATCGATACCGGCGAAATACACCCTTAGCAACGTACGCGGCACGATCACGCTTGCTGGCAGTCATGCGCTCTACTCGGGAGCAAGCCAGGTTGAAAACTGCCTCTTCCGCATCCTCCCGATCATCATCGGTCGGCTCTGCCGCGTACATAGCATTGCCAAAGGCGCGCAACTGGTAATGGAGACGCGCGATCGCCGACTGGATGTGACCAGCAAGCGCTCCGTGCACTGCGTGATTTGCGGTGGGTCCTCGCTCGGTGTTCTGCACCACCACCCCAAGCTCTGCGGCATCTGAGGACTGGCCAGGCGCTGGGTTGTAGTTGCAGTCATGCCATGCCTGACGCGCTGAATTGATCTTCATGCGGCAGCCCTCTTCAGTTCTTTTGTCTTCGCCCGGTAGTCGGCGGTCATAGCCTTCAGCTCATCCACGGTGTACTTCTTGGCCTCATGAGGACCTTCCAGCCACTCAACTTCCTCAGCCCCGATGCGCTTCACCAGCTCAATGCGGTAGTTCACGATGTTCCCGGAGAGCCGGGTGTTACACGGTGAGCACTGGCGGTGACAATTCTTTGGCTCGAAGCGCAGCGCCGGATTGCTCCCCACCGTCCGGTAATGTCCAGCGTCGTACTTGCCCTGGTGGTGCCGGCCGCAACTGACGCACGGAAGCTCCGCGTCACGGGCGCGCACCCAGGCGTTGAAAGCGATCTGTGTGTCTTTGAGGTGATCCGCCCTACTCTTCAGTTTCTCCTTGCGCACCTGGATCTCCCGGCGACCTGCCAGGGCCAAGGACTTCTGCTCCTTCACCTTCTGCACCTCTACGGTGGCCAGTGCACACTTAGGGCTGCACACCGCCTGCCCAAAGCGCTGCGGGACGAATGAGATCCCGCATGCTGGGTTCTTGCACTTCTTCGGTTTGGGTTGCTTGGTGATCATGCAGCCTCCTTGCTGAGTAGATCAGTGAAAACCACACCTTGGCCGGTGAAATAGGCGGCAATGCGGTCGGTGTAATTGATGCCCTGGGCGCGGCTGAACAGGCTAGTCACCGGGAAGCCGTCCGGCCCAAACAAGTGGCACTCGCCCATCATGGCCAGCTTCGTTTCGTAGGGCAGATGCCGCATGACCCGGTACCACTCAGCCTGAAACCCGGCATCCTCGTTCAGCAGGATCTGCACGCCGAAGTGCAGCTTGCAGTAGCGGCGGGCGTCGGCCGGGTCGCCGATCTGGGTCATCTCAGCGATGCGCTTGTACATCCCGAACCACAATCGGTTCTGGTCGAGCGTGCGGTCTTTGCCCGCGCGCAGGGTCACCACGACAAACTTCTTGTCTTTGTACATGGCGCTGATTTTGGTGATGACCTCGGAGAGCTTGGCCTGGCAGTTGACGCTGATTTTGTCGGACATCAGAAACCCTCCTTGCCGCGCTGCGATTCCCACTCAAACGGAATGACGATCACCCCGCCCTCTCGAAGGCGATCAATGCAGCGCTCGCCGATGGCGGCCGGCAGCGACTGCCCATCCAGGTTGGAAACGATCACCGTCGGGCGCAGCTCTTCGTACCGGCCGTTGATGATTGCGAACAGCGTGGTCAGCTCGAAGTCGCTGGGCTTTTCCTTGCTGACGCCGATCTCATCCAGGATGAGCAGCGAGGGGCTGATCAGGCTAGCCAGGATCTGACTTTCGCTCTGGTCGCTGGAGTGGTCGTAGGTTGCGCGGATGGCCTGCAGCACGGCGCCGATGGTGCGGTATACCGCTGTTGAGCTGGACTTGGCCATGATCTCGTTGGCGATCGCCACGGACAGGTGCGTCTTGCCAGTGCCGGGCTTGCCCAGCAGTAACAGGCAGCGGCCCGTCTCGGCGATGTGCGCGAACTCGGCGGCATACCGGCGGCAGGTGTTCAGCGCCTTGCGTTGCTCCGTGGTGGTGGCGACGTAACCTTCCAGAGTCTTGCTGGCGAAGCGCTTGGGGATCAGCGCGGCGCCGAGCTTGCGCTCCATGGCCATGCGCAGCTCCATCGCCTTGTTGGCCAGTTCGGCAGCTTCCGCCTTCTCGCGAATTATCCGGCCACACTCAGGGCAACCGCTTTTCAGCTCCTTGCCCAGTACCGGGAAAACCTTCTGATCATAGTGGCCGTGGGTCTCGCATTCGGCGGGCTGGATGCGGGTGCCCGGCGGTAGTTGTGGGGTTTGCTGGGCCGGCTCAGATTGCATAGGAACCGTCCTCACGCTGTATCAGACCATCGGTGTAGTTCCGGTCACCAAAGCCGGTGTGGCGCGACTGAGGAGCCGGCACCGGTTCCGATTCAGCCAGGCGCTTGATCACCCAGGACGCCTTGAACCCCTGCCAGCCGGCATTCAGCGCCTCGGTGATTGCATTATCCGCGGTGATCCCCGCCTCGGCGCACTTGGCCAACTCGGTGTTCACGGTTGACCAGACGGTGGCGGTCACTGCTGCGCGTTTGGCCTTGCGCTGGGTCAGCCAATCGGCCAGCAATTGCTCTGGGACGTTGTGCGGGTTGTCGGCCAGCAACTGGGCCATGCCGAACGGAACCTTACGGCCTGGCTTCGGCGGTTCGGTTGGCTCTTGGGGCGGATTAATCTCTTTCGAAGAAAGAGTTAATAGGGGTTCTTTCTTTGTATAAAGAAGGGAGTCGTCGGGTTTGGTCTGTTTCGCAGCTGAGCCGATTCGGACCACTTGAGCCGAATCAGACGATATGGTCTGTTTCGGCTCTACGACGAAGATCCACTCTTTGGGATCGCAAACGCCGATATCGCCGCGCGCACCACCCTCCCGGTAAAGCACACGACGGCGCAGTAGCCCGGAGATAGCTTTCGATACCGTGTCAGGGTGGATATGGGTTGCCTTGGCGATATCGACCGCAGGGATGCGATGGGCGCCCGTACTGAAGTTCAAAGTGGCCTTGGCCACATACAGAACAATCTTCAGTTCGCGCGCCGACAAATCGATGGCCATCAAGCCATCCATCATCTGGTTGTCCATTCGGGTGAACCCCCGAGGGTTGTGTATCGGAACAATGTTTGGCATGATTTCTCTCGCTTGAAGCTGTTGAAGAAGCCGACCTCGTACGTCGGCTTTTTTGTGCCTGTAATTCGGCGCGTCTGCGCCAACCTCCCCGCCCTACTCCCACTTTTCCACCTCTCAAGCCTCTACTGGATATAACTCCAGCGACTTCAGGTTTCTTACTTCGCAGGCCGTCTGAGCCGATACTGGGTACACGGATTTGCGGATAGAGATCTCGCTTAGGCGGCCATCTCGGCCCAGGGAAACGAAGGACAAAGGGACTCTTTTTTGAAAGCACCTCCGGTCACCGCCTCCGCTCGCTTGGCAACCACTGGAGACATGCCGTGCTTCCCGCGAACCCAACCGGAAACGGTGCTTTGATCAACCTTGAGCTTTTCAGCGGTGACCTCCTGAGTGCCAATGAAGGCAACGAGGTCTTTGTAAATCGTGTTCATATCGCCCCTCCATACGGGAATACCCATATAGTAGGTTATGGGAATACCGATTTGCAAGGATATGGGAGCACCCGTAATACTCGCGGAATGGAATTCAAAGACCGTTTAAAGACAGCGCGCCGGCACGCCAAGCTCAATCAGGGCGAATTGGCCGCTAAAGCTGGTATCACGCAGACGTCGATTTCTGACCTTGAGCGTGGAAAATCGAAAGCCACCGCGCACGTCGTGAAGATCGCCGATGCATGCGGGGTGAGCGCCAAATGGCTTTCCGACGAGATCGGACCAATGCTGGCCCTGGGGTCGAGTGCAGGCTCTGCTGAATCGAACATCTCAATTGCCGCCCAGCCCAACAAATCATTCCGTTACCCAGTAATCAGCTGGGTTGCTGCTGGCGCCTGGGCGGAGGCCGTCGAGCCCTACCCGGCCGGTTTCTCGGACACCTACGAGTTCTCGGAGTACGACTCCAAGGGCACAGCTTTTTGGCTGAAGGTGAAAGGTGACTCGATGACAGCGCCCGCCGGCCAGAGTATCACCGAGGGCACTCTGATCCTGGTGGACACAGAGGCTGAGGTTGTACCAGGTAAGCTGGTGGTGGCCAAGCTCCCTGACAGCAATGAAGCCACATTCAAGAAGCTGGTCAGCGACGGCGGCCGACTATTCCTGAAACCGCTGAACCCGAGCTACCCGATCGAGGCGGTGGACGAGAACTGCCGGATCGTGGGCGTGGTTGTTCAGGCGCTGCAGAAGTTTTACTGA